CCACAAAAAGAAATTCACTTGTCATAATCAAATCCAATCAGGTTTTCGTTCTGGCATACGAAGATAATTAAATGCAACCCAAGGTTTGCTGCTAATGTACATCTTGTAAGCAGTAAAAGTGTCAATAGTTGTGTCCAGTTTAAATTCATCTGGCATCGCACGGGCAAATGGAGTTACTTCAGTAATCTTACCTTTTGGGAAAAGATAGTAAGCATCTACAAGTGTCTTGTAGCACGAATGAACTTTATTATAACGCAAGGTGTACTCATCACACAAGTTCAATCCGTGTTTAATCAACCAATAGGCATTATGGATATTTTCCAGTGCCCATTTGGTGCAGGGATGATTACGAAACGCACCCTTCTCAGTTTTGTAAGGTGTCTCATCAGATTTATAAAGATAACCGTACCCGTGACCCCATTTATCAGATGCAACAATGGAGAGCATTTGACAGCACTCCAGGGGCATCTTAACAATATGCTTGTCGGGAAGGCAGATAGCACTTTCGGCAGGCCAGGGAGAAGTTACAAAAATGTTCATCCGAATGTTGAATCAGGTTCCAGAGCAATATAATAGCACAGGTCGTGGTTCTTAGATTGGAACCGTGACAAAAGTTTTTGCGACACAACCACCTCATAAGTGCCAGGAAGAATCTTGATGTTCTCTACCTTAAAGTTAAATACAAACTCACTATCAGTCTCACCAACAACGATAGAGAAATCGTTGGAAGTATCGTTCTTCTTGTCACGAACAACCAGTTTCACAACACCTGCTTCACCAACAGCAGAAATGTCAGGAAGTTGATAAACTGCTGCTGCTTTCAGAAGTTTATCCATTTGCTCCGTAGAGAGTTCAAAACAGACATCTTCGCTGGGAAGATTGATTGCTTTGTCTGGAGGAGTAACAATCACACTAGGGTCTGCGAAGAAATACTTGGACCGCATTTTACCTTCACGAATGACGACATAACCATCATTCCCAAAGTCTAGTTCAGGTGCTTTGTGAAGACCAAGACCATTCAGAAACTGGTTCAGGTCATAGATACCAAAGTCACGGGGAAACTCTTCAGTAATCGTTGCTTCAGCAAGAATGTTTTTCATCACACTGATTGTGCGAAGTTTATTTCCTTCCTTAAACAGAATGGATTGATTAATGCCAGAGAAGTTCTTGAGAACCGAAAGAGTTTTATCAGAAAGTTTCATAATATTCAACGAAATTCAGAGAGACCATTTTCTTGACGATTGTAATGCCCATCAAAATGAAGAAGTAGCATAGCATAGTGAATGACCTTCATCAAATCACGTTTGCTACGACCATCCTTATCACCATAACGAGAACCATATTTAATGATGTTTGCTTGACAGAAAGCAGATGCAAGTTCTTTTGCTGCCATCAAATCAATAGTCTGGACATTTTGATATTCTTGCTGATGCCCACAATAGTGACTTCCATAGGTGCTAGTCACATAGTCTTGAATATCTTTTAGGATTTTATCTTCGTTATATTTCCAAAGATGATTTGTTGTTTCACTCATAGTAATAGTAAAAGTTGATTCAGTCATAAAAAGAGGAGGCACTTTTTACCTCCTCATATTCTATCAGTTTGCTTGCTTTTCGTCAACGTTAAGTTCGTTTTGAACAGGCATCTGGAAATCAGCATCAACCTTATCATAGAGTTCAAGGAATGCTTGCTTGGTTTCGTCATCAAAACGATTCACGCACACTTGAATTGCCTTTGCCTTGTCTTGGAAGATGCTGTAGGCACGGATGATATGAACCAGACGACGGGTGCTGATGATTTCCTCAATACCACCATCATAGAAGGTCTTGCGGATAATATCACCCCAATCCACCAGACGTTTGCAGAAGTCACGGTCCTCTACTCCAAGGTCCAGAGCAACCCCCTCAAGAATACGTTGCTCAGTGGTAGGGGCAGGATAGGACTGCTCAAGGGTCACAGGGAAACGTTCCAGGAATGCTTCATTAAGGACATTAGTACCGATGAAACGACCGTCATCACTACCCTTTCCCTTAGTGTTTGCCGTGGCAATCACATTGAACCCAGCAGCAGGTTTGACGAACTTACCAATCTTCTTCAGGAAGACACCTTTACCTTCCAGAACAGATTGCAGGCACAGGATTTTGTTAGAAGCAAGGTCAATCTCATCCAGAAGAAGAATTGCACCACGCTCAAGTGCTTCAATCACAGGACCGTTGTGCCAAGCAGTCTCACCATTCACAAGACGGAAACCACCAATTAGGTCATCCTCGTCAGTCTCAATCGTGATGTTGACACGAATCAATTCACGTTTCAGTTGAGCACAAGCTTGCTCCACAGAGAACGTTTTACCATTACCCGAAAGACCCGTAATGAACGTAGGATAGAAAAGACGGGACTGAATAATCTTTTTAATATCGTTAAAGTTACCAAACTTGACGAAGGTATCATCTTTATCAGGAATAAGGTTTTGATGAACTTCAGGAAGAACAGCAACGTTATTGAAAGAACGTTCGATTTCCTCCACTTTCTTTTGAGTCACTTCAAGATTCCACTTACCACGACCGACTTTAAAATCCTCCAGTCGTTTTGTGACCGTTTGATAAGAGATGTTTTTAGAAGCGCAGTATCCACGAACATCTGCAGCAGTAAATTCTTTACCAAATGTAGATTTAAGGTCGTTGAGAATTTGGTCGTCGGTCATTTCAATGCGGGACATAATGTGGTTTGTTTAACTGAAGTAATTATAAGGCAAAAAGAGGTCTCAATGACCCCTCAGTGGTCAGTGTGCCAACTGGTTTCGAAGAGTGTCAAGATACTCTTTACTACCAATACGACCAATATATCCAGGATAATATTTTTTCATAAGTGCAGGAATACCTAAAGCAGTAGTGGCACTGTTGCAGGAAATCCAAACTTCTTTGGTTTCGTAGTTAATAACGTGTTCGTAGGGAAATTTTGTTTTCATAATATCAAGCAACCAATTGAATAAACTCACCAAGAACTTTTTTATTTAGTTTTTTAGTCTTTAGAGATTTCACAAAAGCAGTTTTGATTTGTGCTTTTGTGGCATCATCAGAAACCGCAAAGTTAGAATCTTGAGACAAAGCAGAGGAAGAAATACCAAAGTAAGCATCATAACCAGAATTGGTAATGGTGAAACTTTTGTTCTTTTTCCAGTCACTCTGGATTACATCATACTTCTTATCCTTCCAAGAATGATAAAGTTGAATGAATCGGTTTGCATCACGATTAGCAAGAACACGAATACCAATCAGATTAACAGAAGGAAACTTGTCCTTCAGATTCTTCAAAAGAGTATCAGTGTATCCATTGTAGTTATAATTAAACTTATAAGTCATTCCAGTTTTCCTATCACGAAGAAAAGAAGTCTCAGGATTAACGTGACGAACACCCATATAAGGTTCTTTTTCCCAGTGACGTTTGACTTCAACGTGATGAGGAAGAGGAGGTGCTTCACCATCAGTCAGAACAATACACTGAACTTTCTGTAGTTTATTTTGACTTTGGAATTGGGGAATAATCTGGTGAAGACAGACCAGAGACTCATTCAAAGGAGTTCCAGAAAGAGACAAACGTGGGGAGACAGTGTAAGGAATACGATACACATTATCAAAATATGCTGCAATCCTCCAAATGTTCTTCATCTGATGCTCTAGTTTATTACCAGAAACTTTACTGGTAAGAAGATTCATTAGAGAGAAAGATTCATCAATCACAAGAACCCCTTCTTTTTTCTCATAGTGAGAAACCCTATCTGCTGCTTTATAATCACCCACAGTAGGGTCATAGTAAGGACGGTTCCATTCATTTGTGAAAGCATAAACTTCAAAAGGAATGGAGACTTTCTTACAGAACCAAATAAGGTTGAAGAGTTGCTTGCAAGTATCCAGAAGGACATTCTGCATAGAACCACTCCAGTCTAGAATAAAAATCAGACCGTGATTTTTACCATCAGGAAGAACAGTTACTTTCTTGAAAATGTCTTCACTAAACTTATAAGAATGAAGACGACCAGTATCAAGAACACCTGTACGGGCAGTAGAAGCACGGGAATAAGCATCTGCTGCTTTACGGCACTCAAACTCTTTCACAAGATAGTTGACTTCTTTTTGTGCAGACAGTTTGAACTTCTGAAATTCAAAATCTACTTTTTCAAATAGATTCATTGAAGATTTATTGTTTGAAGAATTAATACCATCAATAGTCTTTTGTTGGAGATTAAAGCACTTGTCAATGTCTTCGTGAATCTCAGAATTTTTAGCAATAATGGTGTCAAGATTTACTTTAGGAATCTCCACATAAACATTATCAGCACCATCTCGATTCACAAGATTGCGAAGTTTATCCTCCAGAGAATCTACAGTACGAACTTCAGGTTCTTCTTGAGTGTTGGAAGGTGCAATAGTATTTTGCTCATTTTGAGCATTTCCATCACTATTTTCTACAGATTCACTTTGAGTAGATTCTGACTCATTAGATTGTCCTTCCTCTTCATCTTGAGGTTGCTCCATTTCTACATCTTCTCCATTAGGAGATTTAGAAGAATCTTGAGTTTCGTGAGAATCAAAATCAGCAACTTTTTGCTGTTGCTCTTGCCCTTTCTTACAATACTTATAAAGTTCTTCAGCAGCAATTAGAACATCTGCAAAAGATTCAGTAGAACCAATCAGGTCAACAATCTCTTTCTCTTCTGGAGTGAAATCCAGAGGAAGAAAATTGCCAATTTTATAGTAAAGATTTGCTTTATCTGCAAGATTAAAGGTAGAAATATCTTCGTCTTCTAGTTGAAAGAAATCCTCTTCATTCAGTTCTTTATAACCATTGAAGAACGTTTTAGCAAGACCAGCATACTTACGTTTCATCAATTTTTCAATACGGGCATCTTCCACCACATTCACAAACTGTGGGGGGACTTTGACAGTCTTTGTCCAGTCTTCATCGGGAGTGAAGAGTGCGTGACCCACTTCGTGACCCACCAGAAGGTCGTAGACGGTCCCGCTAGCCTTCTCCCACAGAGGAAGAGTAAGAACACGAGTATGAACGTTGAAGCAAGCAGTCTCTACTTTCTTATGCTCAACAACCAGGTCCTCAGTGGCAAGCAGTTTCGCAAGTTGGGATTTGATTTCGTGTCGAACAGGCATCGGTTTTGTTTCGTATGAATGAATCATAAAACAAAAGGTCGTCTTTTGGACGACCTATGTGACGCTTTTTAAATTGTTTCAATCGTTCTTTTGCTTGCCGTAATGCTTGTGGTTTAAGTTTTCGTTTTTGTTCTTTTTTGGAATGATGCTTCCAGTTTGGGACTTGCATTTTTTTAGTAAATCAGAACACCATACGAGAAAAACCTTTGACTTTCTCAAACTTTATGACACTTTCAAATTTATCCTCTAAACCAGTCTTATGAGAGATGACGAATATATTAGCATCCTTAATCACATAACGAATGATTTTGAGAAACTCTTCTGTACCAAATCCATCAAGTGAACTATCAAACACCTCATCCATAATCAGAAGGTTTGTATTGACTGAGTTTTTAAACCTTGCAACTTCTCTCCAAGTGAAAAGGAGTGCAAGGTCAATCCTCATTTTCTCACCCTCACTAAAAGATGCATAAGAGAAATCTTCGTGAATAGGTGATTGGACGGTTTCGTTAAACTCCTCATCAAGTGTAAAGTTAATGTAGAAATCCATCATCTGAAGATAACGGTTTACTTGCTGATTTATCAGCGGTAGGTACTTCTTGATGATTTTAGTTTTTACTCCCCCGTCCTTAAGCAAACTATAAGTGAAATCGTAGTAGTTAACTGAATCCTTTTTAGAGGCTAGTTCTTCGTATGTAGTTTGGAGATTGTTTCTGAAATTTTCTAACTTCTCATGTTCAGAATTTCTGTTTTCAAGTTGAGTGGTAATAGTTTGAACTTCCGATTCAAGATCTCGGATTTGTCGTTGACATCCATTGATCTTAATATTATTTTGAGAAATTTCATTTGTGAGTTTTGTAATCTCCTTAGAGAGAGCAAGGAATTGACGCTCTCGCTCTTCTTCTTCTTTAATTGCCTCCTCCAGTTCTTTATAACCAGATTGCAACTCTTTTGCTTTATTTTGAGCGTCTGTAATTCTATTTATTCTAAAGGTCTCATCAATCTCTTGAGTGCAAGTAGGACAAACCGTATTCTCAGTAAAAAATTTATGCTCTTTTGTAATCGTAGATACTTTCTGAGAGATTTTACCTTTTAGGTTTCCAAGTTTACGAAGTTTATCGGAAGCACCAGTCACATATTCCTGTTCCTTAGTGTACTTAAATACTTTCTCTTCAGTCAGAGAGTTTTCTTTCATATAAAGTTCAACTTCAGACATTAAATCGGAAATTTTCCGATTATTATTATTAATATTATCCTTTCCGCGATTCTCAAGTTCTTCAATAAACTCTTTCTGCATCTTAACTTTATCGTTAAGAGATTCTTTCTTCAGTTCAAGAGTTTTGATTTCTTCTTTAACTGCACGAATCTTTTCTTTAATTACAGTATTCATGGAAGAGAAGATTTTAATGTCAAGCAAGTCCTCAATCACTTCTCGACGATGTGCAGCAGAAAGTTGCATAAAAGGAACAAAAGTACTTGAACCCAGAATCACAATCTGAGTGAATGACTTATAGTTCATTTTAAGAACATTTTGTTCCATCCACTTTTGTTGATCCAAAGCAGCAGAAGATTGGTCTAAGAGTGAACCATCACGATAGATCTCAAAGATATTGGGTTTGATACCTCTAACAACTTTCCAAGAAGCACTTCCAATATCAAACTCAACCTCAACTCTACAGTCTCTATCGTTTACTGAATTGATTAGTTGAGGTTTATTAATTTTACGAAATGGTTTTCCGAACAAAGAAAAAGTTAGTGCATCGAGAACTGTACTTTTTCCTGCACCATTAGACCCAATAATAAGATTCGTTGAGTTTTTTGTAAAATCTACTTCAGTAAATTGGTTTCCCGTAGAAAGAAAATTTTTCCAACGAATAGTTTTAAATAAAATCATGAGTCACATTACTTGGAGGAATAACAATGTCATCGGGAGTAATTAATGTATATTGATAATCGTGAAGTTCACAAGTCTTTATCATTACTTCATCTTCAATCTCAATTACGTGCATTTCTGGATATCCATCATCTTCTAACATCATAGCATATCTTGTTGCATCATCCTCCTCTTGGAACAAATAAAGGATATGTTCTCCTTCATCATTCATAACGGAGTATGCACCTTCTTTTTCTCTGCCGTTAATTGTTAGAATAAACATCAAACTAATTCACATGCTTCTTGATAAACTTCCTGAAGTATTCTTTGAACTACGAATTTGTCAAGATTTACTTCTGCCTCCTCAATATATCTATTCAAGATCGAAAGTGTATCTTCTGATTCAAAATCTTCAAATTCAGTTGCTTCTTGAATTTGAAAGTTTTCAACGATACTAAGTTCTGCAATACCAGAAGAGTATAATTTATCAATAAATTTTTCAAACTGTTTAGTGTCCGTTTTTTTACGTACAATTACTTTTACAATTTTATTCTCATATTCTTTAGTATTAAAAGTTTTATAATCAATATCTTCATAATAAATGTTATAAAACATTCTATAAGGATTATCAATAAATTGATGTTCTAAAGTTTGAGTATCAAATATAGTAAATCCACGAGTATCTTCTACATCAGTCCAATAAATTTCATAAGGATTTCCGGGATAAAATACATTTCCCCTATTAGAACGAGTATGATAATGTCCAGAAAATACTTTATCAAATTTATTAAAAATTTTCGAATCTAATCCGTGCTCCATAATTATATTTCGATTTACTCTAAATCCATGAAGTTCCAAATGACCCATAGCAACTTTTGTTTTAGTCTTTTGAATTATCTTCAAAGATTGATCTTGATTGTCCGCACAAATCCAAGGAAGAAGTAATATATCAAGATTTTCTATATTAATTTCTGTTGGAATGGAGTATGTTTTTACGTTTGGATAATCTTTAAGAAGAAGTTGAGGTGAATTGGTATTATTGGTATTTTTATAATAAGAATCATGATTACCAATAATCATATGAACTTCATACTTAGAAAGAGGATCAAATACAACTCTCTTTGCCCACTCTAAGCTTTGATAATCGATTGATTTACGACTATCAAAAGCATCTCCCATATGAATGACTGTTGTAATCCCGTACTGTTCCAGCGTCGGGAAGAATACATTCTTATAAAAGAGTTCAAAGTAATCATGAAATAATTTAGAACCTTTACGAGCACCATAGTGTGTGTCGTTAATCAAAGCAATACGCATCAGTATCTAAGTTTAGAGTGAATATTATCTTTGATAGAATTGTAGTCACTATAGTTACTTCCGTCAATAGAGTTGTCCTCAAATACTTCTGAATAACCAGAACGTTCAAGAATTTTATTTTTAATTTCTAATTGACGTTTTTCTCTTTGAATACGACGAAGAAAGGCATAATGAATGATTTGAGTAAAGTATGCAAATGGGTTTTGTGACTTTTCGGGATTGAAATTATGAATGTACTGAACGCAGTTTTCAATTCCATCAGAAATCATATCTTCCTTAAACATATAGTTTACGAAGTTTGGTTTAAAGGAGAGATGATTTGCGATCTTCAAAAAACACTCACCAATGTATCTAGGAATGGGTGGTTTTGGTTTATCTTGAAGTTGTGCAATTTCAATGTCCTCACGATACTTAATGAGAGCAGCGAGAAACTCTTTGTTATTGACGTAATGCTCTGACCTCTTTCTTTTGGTCATGACTGCGGTGCTTATCATTAGTTTTTATCATTAATATGTAGGTATTATAACACTACGATAAATACTTGACAACCTACCTCAAAGTCTGTACAATAACCTTTGTCGAGGTTGAAAAGATTAGTACTAACTATTCTTATAAAGTTTCTCTAGTATTTCTTTAGCATCATTAACATTTGCAATATATCCCATTCTACGATTAATCTGGGAATGATTGTTTCTATCTTTGGATGATTGTCTAATATAATTTTGATACATCATTATCATTTCTATATCCGAAGATTCTGACATAGTTAAAACATCATCTAAGTTAAGGATAAACATGTCTTCTGTGGTTGTTTTTAACCAAGGTTCTATTTTATATCCTACTATTCCATTTCTTCCCTTAAGTTCCCCTATAGTGATTGGATTTGAAATAATTAATATTGTCCTATCTTCCTCCTCAGAAGCTGCAACTTTAGCAAAGATTTCTTCACCAGTTTTTAATTTTACTGTTGCATAAAAGTCTTCTTCAATTCCCATTTTTCTTAAGTTGTATAGTGATTATTTCATAGTTAAAGTTTTCTTCATTATAGATTTTGATTCTTTCTATGAGGTGATTGAGTGTATAATTTTTTCTTGAATTGTATGTGCAATCATCAGCAATATCATAAAGGACTGCTTTTGTTTTATTTTTTCCCTTTCTCAGTACTCGTCCGATTGATTGGAGGTTTCGGATTCTTGATTTACTAGGGGAAGCAAAGATGACATTATGTAGATTTCTAATGTTAATACCAGTAGAAAAAGTGCCGTAAGAAGCAACGATGATTGCATTAGTTTCCCTTTCTGTTATTTCTCTAACTAATTCTCTCTCTTCAGTATCCACACCACCATGAATGAAAAATACTTTACGGTCATTTCGCTTAATATTATTTATCTTTTCGTAGAGTATTGCTCCGTGTGCTTCTACTCTGGAAAACAGTACAAGAGTATTTCCCTTTAAATCTAAGGAAAGATTTGTAATGAACTTATTTCTTTGTTCATGTGAAATTAGATATTGAATCTCATCTTCATACTTCTCAAATTTCTGAGGAGGATGTTTCAGAACAATACACTGAATATCCAACTGAGAAAGATGTCCTTGACGCATCAGTTCATCAGTCTTTGTAACTTTATAAGATGGGCCAAACAATCCTTCCAAAACCCACTTATGTGTCTGAGTTCCATCCAGAGTTCCAGTAAATCCAAAACGATACTTTGCATGGTGAAGTTTTGTCATGATTTCTACAAGTGACTTACTCTTGAATAAATGAGCTTCATCACCTATAATCACACCATAATCTTCAAAGAATGAACGTTCTAATTTATAGACAGATTGCCAAGTTGTAATTGTGACGGGATGTTCGTTTGTTTTTTCTCTACCAGAATAGATTCGGTGGCAGTATGAGTCAGCATCCCAACCATAATCCTGAAAATCCTTATACATCTGCTCTACTAGCGATGTCGTCGGAACAACTAAAAGAATTTTTTGCCCTTTATCTACATAATATCTCACTATTGAATAAATCATCAGAGATTTGCCTGAGGCAGTTGGTGATATCAGCAGTTTTCGGTTGTGTCTTAGAGCATCATATACTCCCTCAATTTGGTATTGTCTGGGAGAATGAGAACATATGGAGCTCATATAATCCTTGACCCCTTCATATGAGATGGTTTCATTGATCTCATATGGTTGCCCGTAGAATTTATTTTCTCTAAATTCGTAAGTATAATTATGCAGAGAAAGTTTGTCGATTACTTTATCAAGTAGTCCGACGTAAATCTCTCCAGTATGAGTGCTTAAGAGTCTGATCTTTCCATCCCAGTGTCTGCTTCTATACTGGGACATGAATTTCGCAGACTCAACCTCAAATGTAAAATATGGTTGAAGTTCGTAAAGGATATGTGGCTCGCAATGAAGTTTTACGAAGACTTCATTTTTCTTTTCAATAATTACGTCACTCATAACATTCATCATGCTATGAGTATTTATTTACCCTAATCCAGCATTAAATCGCATAAATTCAATTGAATTCTTAATCTGATAAGTTCTATTCTGAATCATCTTAAGAATACTCTCAATATAAACTAACATTGTATCGTAGTAGTCTATTTTTAAACAAACTGTGGAAAGTTTTTCATCGGCATCAAGGTACTTTTGCATCGTATCTTTATCTCTAATTTTTTTAGGAAATGGATTTTCTACATATACATCAGGATCTGCTTTTCCTGAATAATATTCATACCTTTCGTGTCTAATATTTCTTTTTTGCTGCTCTGCTTTTTTTCTTAGGAGAAAAATAGTGTTATATAAATCAAAATACTTGGCATGAAGAATGGGTATATTCAAAGATTCTGTGTGAAGATTGTCAATGTCTATATTAGAATCTTTTTCCCACATCTCTTGAATTTTATCTAGACTAATATCCATATAGTGGTTTTCCACTCAAATCTACAATATCATAGATAGTATACTTGAAACTTACCTCTGCCGTAAAGTACTGAATGTCAGTATCTGTGGCATCAAAAGTTAGTGTAGATAATGTATATGGAAATAAGTCTCTAAAAATTATTTTAAAATTTGGTATTTGACTACTTGTAAGAACTTGTAAAGTTCCATCAGAGTAAACATTTTGCCGATCTTTTACATAATTTCCTGATACAGAACCTTGCTTTTCTAACTGACCGAATTGCTCTAATCTTTCTGGAAATCCAAGACCACGTATCCAATTTTGAATTGCCATATAGTTTTCAAGATTTTCATCGACAAGAAAACGCAAATTTAAATCTCCAAACTCAATAATATCTCCTGGAGTTGGGAGCATTTTTGTATATGTGGGTTGAATAGCAATCCCAAGATTTAGATCTGGTATGTTTGCTTGATTACAAAAAAAGGCAACTTTGGGTTCTCTTACCAAAGAGAATTTAAACCCTGTTGGAGATAGATAATTTCTATTCTCAATTTGTCCTTTAGTCATCTTTTTTTAAATATTTAGATAAAAAAAGAGACCCTTTCGGGTCTCTGAATAATTTATGTGAAATAATTCACATAAGATTTTTTACAGCAACTCTTCTGTAATAACGGTTGCTATTAACAGTAAGAGCACCGAGACCTTGAGTTTTGCCTTCAGCAAATGGGTTAGCAACAAGACCATAACGGGTCTTAAAGCCAATCTTGGGCTGGAAGGAGTTCTCACCAACGGCACGTACCATTTGGAGAGGAACATATGGGCAGTAGAAGAGACCAGCATCATATGGGCTGGAACCCTTGTAACCTACAACGTAGTACTGATTACCACTAGTGGCATTACCTGAAGTCAGGTTAGCAGCATATGGATCAATATAGACACGGAATTTGCCCATCAGAGTACCAGCAAAAGTGTTGCCAGTATCATCAACTGAAAGGTTTGCATTAAGTGCAGGGGTGTAGTCGAGAACACCAGCCATGGTCAGTGCTGAAGCAACGTCAGCAGAGCACATGATGATGTTACCCTTTCCTCTACGAGTTCTTTGTGCAATTGCGTTTGCATCACGCTCGATTTGGAAAAGAAGACCCTTGAACTTCTCAACTGACCAACGACCGTTGGAGTCAACGTCAAGGTCGAATACACCAGCAGTTGCTACGTTTTGAGCAGCACCCTGTTCAGCAACCTTGTAGATGGTTCTGATGACTTCACGGTTGATTTCAGCAAGAATCTCAGTTGACAGAATGTTTGCCAACTCAGCTTCTGCATTCAGACCGTGGATTGCCTTCAGGTCCTGAGCAAGCTCAAGGCTGTATTCTGCTTTCAGAGCACGGCTCTTGGCAGTAACAGTGACCTTCTCGATGGAGAATGCCATCTGGTTGAAGGCACTTCCTGCATTACCGTCAAGGTTTTCTGCCTCTTGGGTATACATACCCTGACCAACATCATAAGATGTTGAAGTACCAGCAGAAACTGGGTTTAGAACTGATGGGTTGGTTCCACTTTGTGAAGTAGTACCCATACCAGCACCAACATCAGTAAATGCAGTGTTACCAAATCCTGCATTTTGACCGGAGAATGCTGAATCTACTTCATCATAGAAGGTTTCAGTTCCGGACTGGTTGGTGTAACGTGAACGCATCGCAAAGATGAGTCCAGTAGGACCACTCATTGGTTGAACGCCAGCCAGGTCATATGCGACCAGGTTAGGCATTGAACGACGGATGAGTGAAATTAGAACTGGATCGAAACCTGCGGTAGGACCACCAGCAGCAGCACTACCACCGAAACCAGCAGCACTTACGGTGCTACCAGTATTCATATTTGGTGCTTCCATCAGGTTGCCAATGCCACCTGAATTAAAAGCTGTTTCTTCTCTTAAAAATCTCTCTTGGTTTTCGAGCAGGACAGCGGTAACAGCTCTACGATGAGAATCTTTGATTGGATCAAGACCCTGATAGTCTAAAAGAGGTGCCCACTTTTCCTGCAGATGTTCTGAATGAAACATTTGCGTTTACCTTTTACTAATTGTGTTTTTGTGTTTGAATTATATTAAATTCAATTATTTACTAAATGCTGAAAGAGTTCTCAGATAAGCAGCCATTGAGTCAGAAACTGGTTCTTGAACTACTTCAGTGCTTTCTGAAAGAGTTTCAGTTTTAGTCGAAGGAGAAACTACTCTTGAAGGAAAATATGATTCCTTCAAAGTCTCCAGTTTTTCACGATATTCTTTTTCACTTTCAAACTCAACACTTTCAGCAAGTGAAGCGAGCTTGTCTTTCTGAGTGTCTGCAAGACCATCAGAGACTTGTTCAAAAATTCCCTCAGCAACTGCCTCTGCGAGACGTTTGTTTAGGGAAACATTCTTCTCGATTTGCTCGTTGAGTTTTGTCTCCATTTCATCAAGTTTTTCTACCATACTCTCTAACACATCATATTTCTCTTCAGGGATTGATACATAATGTTCTTCAAAAAGATTTTTCATTCCAGCAAGGAATGATTCAGTCATTTCTGACTTAAGACCTTGCTCAATGACTAATTCATTCTCTTGCATCCATTCTTCAGCAACATACTCAAGATAAGCGTCTACACGCTCTTCGAGTACTGTCTTAATTTCTTCAACTTCTTCAGCAAGAGCAACAGCATATTCTTCTTCAAGAGATTCTTTAATTTCTAAAACTCTTGAACGAATAGCAGCTTCAAAAATAATTTTTGCTTTCTCTTGGAATTCCTCAGAAAGCTCTTCACCTTCTAGAAGAGCATTGACATCTTCATCGATGTCAAACTCTTCTTCCATTTTCTTCTTCTTACCACCTTCTTCCTCTTCCTCCTCTTCGCCTTCTTCTTCCTCTTCCTCTTCGCCTTCTTCCTCTTCTTCCTTATCTTTAGCTTCTAAGAGTTCTTCATCATTCTCTTCTTCAATTAGATCTTCATCTTCTAGTTCTTCTTCTTCCTTATGAAGACCCTTCATTGCGTCAGCAGCACTTGCCCCTTTATTGACAACGTTTTTAACTTGCTTAAGAGTTGCTCCAGGTGTTTTTAATTTTGCTGAATCATCATCTGGACGATAGTTTGAAGGATCAGGACCTCCAAGATCTTCCCATCCCGCAGTTTGACCATCGGGAATACCTGTAGTTAGTTTTGGCATCGCTTCCGCTGCTTTGGCATTAGCATTAACAGCGGTTTTGGATTGCTTAGTGCCTACTTCCATTTCTTGTAAATCTCCACGAGACATTTGAACTCTCCGTTTAACCTTTAGTTATAAACTATATTTATTTATAAATTAATAAATTGCAGTGTATTAAAGATTATTTAAAAACTCACTGAATAAGGATAATTTATAATCTTCCAAAATACCTTGATCTACTAGAGTATTTATTCTATGTTTTGTATTTTCTGCTGCTTTTTCTCTTAGTACTCCACCATCCCAAATCCACTCTTTACCTTCCATAATCCCCTGAACAAATGCGTCTGGAGCTGAAGGGTCTGCAACAATATCTGCAGCAGTTGCAAGCATAAAATCTTCACCTACTTCTTTGTATCCACCCCTAATGTTTTCTCTTAGAGAACCAATTCCACGAGAAGAAACGCCTAGACAAACACCTTCTTTTAGAAGTGATTCTGCAATCTTACCCATTGGGGTAGAGAGAATTTGTGCTTTACCGATAAAATTATTTCCCTCTTGAGTAAGAGCCATAATTTTATGAGAAACTCTATCCAGGTTTACAGTAGGGCCATCTGGATGTCCAAGTTCACCAAGAGCACGACCTTTATTAATATATTGCTCAGTATATCTTTTTACTTCACGTTCCATAATGGACATTGGATACATACGTCCATTACGATTTACGCATTCTGCTTGAAGAAAAGGTCCTTGAATAAAAAGTTTTTTGTCCTTTCCTGTACCTTCGGTAATTACTTCTACCTTTTCAATTTCTTCTGTGATGAGTTTCATTTAGGCATCTCCTGAGATTTGAACTTGTTGATAATAAAGTGTTCCTGAACCTACGCCATATACAGAAACTTTATTTGATCTAATAATTGTGGCATCAATTGCAGAAAATGCAGTAGCAATACCACTCGTGTTATGATTAACAGTCATTCTAGTTTGATGGTATCCATTAACTCCCGAAGTTGTATCTACAGATAAAACTTTTTGGTGAGTGAAGTCATAATAAGACTGCCCAACTGCAACCAGAGAAACATACTCATCAACTTCAAATGGAACTTGAGTTCCCTCTGGAACAATAATTGTTGTAGTAGTACCAGTTGTAACTCCAACAACACGGTTTGATGCCTTTGAAAGTGCAAGAGTTGCAGTTCCTCCAGAGGGAACATAATAATCTGTATTTGTTGCAGTAGGAGTTGCACCAACTGAAATATGAGCACCACCACCAACGGCAACTACTCTCAAAACACTTGATTGAACTGAAAATGAGGATGATGTTGATGCAGCCCCTGCAGTAAATGCAACTGATGCACCAGATCCAACTGGTCTATGAGCCATTATTCGTATAATAAACTTTTAGTTATTTATTAAATTAGTAAATCTCCCTCCACCTTAAAGATACTCCAACATTAGTGCTAGCATCACCTATATTTGTTACACGAACTGAAAAAATCTCAGAATCTGTAGAATCATAATTTTGGGAGAGATAATTTTTTTTTGAAGTTGGACCTGACTGAGTATCCGCAGTTGTTGCAGATGGTTTTTGTGAATTTTGACTTTCTCCTACAGCAAAACCACCCATAAAGTCTTCAAAATATGCAGTGCTAATTCCAGTTAAAGATTGATTGTATTCAACAACAGACTCATCATTCTCAGAAATCCAAGTTCCTACTCCAGCAAGTGCAGCAGAACTTCTTAACTTTACGACTTCATATTTTACATTCGCACCATTTGAAAATACTGAAACATCTTCAAGTTTTACCGTTGCTCTATTTGGATAACCCTTAAATGAATTTTTAAGTTTAATTGCCAGAATAGGAACAGTAGTGCCAACCCCAACAGTTCTGAGATTTGATGTATGTGAATATTCTCTACCAGACTCTGTATATCCACCCTCACTCATTACAGTAGAGCAAATTTGAATAAAAGATCCTCCAGCACCTACTTGGGCTCCAGTATTTCTAACCTCACACCTTACTGGAAGGTTTGGATTAGACATATAAACTGTTGGAAGATGATTTGCATTATAAAATTCATGAGCAATAATATTATATCCGTCTATACTAAATCCACAACGAACTCTACCAACACCCAACCACTCAAAATCAGTCATGAATAATTGAGTTTTGGTAATGTCCAGATTAAATCCAGAAGGACCATTTCCATCCAGTGTATCCTTATTCCATTCAGATTGAATAACTCTCCTATCTGAAGCAATTCCAGTTACATAAGATCTGATCACAAAACTCAAAGTGCCATCTGGTGCTTGCTCAAAGAAGATCCCATCCCTATCATCAAAATACCCAGTTCTCTTATATACATTTTGTTGTGCTGCACCATAATTAAATGTTGAATAAATGACCTGAGATTTACCAGGCATATAATGATGATATCTCTTTGTCTGATGAATACAATATCCATCAGTACTGATACCAGAACTTAAAATTGCTGCTGCCTGATTACCATCAAAAGTTACAGTTGCTCCAGTTCCTACCTTCACATCTATAAAGTCAGGATCAATAGAATAAAGATGCTTATAATCTCCAAGAGTGAAAGGAGTTGATGTTCTCAGTCTTCCGAAAGCATCTCCAGAAAATCCTTGTCCTAAATCTTCATAAATTTCCCCATACTTATTAGCCCTCATATAAACCTCAAAGAGGGATCTTTCTTGATTTAAATAATCTTGAGTAGTTATATTCCACTGAGCCATTTATCAATCAATCCATTCTAATTTTGATGGGTGGTATCTTTGTGCATTCTTGATGTTTAAATTTTTTTCTGTTACTGGATAAATTTGGTGAACAACTGCTCCGGGATAATCAGATTGCAGTTGTTCACCAAGATCTCTTGGAGAAGGAATTCCTGTTTTAGTAATAAGTTCTAAACGATATAAACTTCCTTGCCACATTACATCGGCAACATATTCCTCACCAACTTGTTGTTGGTGTTCTGGTTGTGAGTTGATATAAAGATTTCCTGTAAAATCTCCAGCAATATTAACTGATTCAGATATAAATTGCTTGAAAGATTTCATATCATTCCTCGGTTTGTGTTTCTTGCCCAAACATACTCATTGCTACTGTAGGTCTTAATTCATCAATTTTTTCTGCAGTTCGTGTAAAAATTAATTCTTTAATTTTATCACTGATCTGAGAAGGAGATTCATCAGCAGCAATCATATCTAAAAGATCATCCATTTTTAATACCTAAAGTAATTTTTTCTATTTATATTTCCCCACCCTTGGGCATTTCTGCAACTTTAGCATCTACTTGAGTTGCTTTTCCTTGTGCATCAAGATTTGGTTCCATTACTGGTTGACCAAGATCCATTTGTGCGGTTTCTGGTCCCAAAGGCATACCAGTTGTAGGATCTACTGGAGCATTAGGATCAGGAATGATTCCATCTTCAATTTCTTTTTTCATAATTTTATCTTGCTCAAGAATCTCTTCATCAGTCTGACGAAGAATTTTACGTCTCAGATAATCTTGAGAGAAATATTTGCCAACATATGGTTCGGCAATCTGAACCATATTCAGTCTTTCATTTAGAAGTTCAGCATCCTTAAGTTCCGCAAAGTGATTGTCATATAAAAAGTCATATTGAATATGTTCCTCCATTGTATTCCAGTCTTCTGGAGTAATAATATTTTTAAGAATTAGTTGAGTTTTTAGCATATCGTGGAACATATAAGAAAATCTTTTTCTTAAACGAGCAACAAATTTGCTGAACTTAACTTCATCCCGAAGAATTTCGGAAGAACGACCGAGATTAAACCCACCTTCTCCGTCCATTCTTGATGGAGGAACATTCAAAGAACGATAAAGTTTCTTTTTAAAGTATTCAATATCAGTAATTTCTCCAAGATTTTGACCACCAGGAAGTGTAGAGATCTCAGTGCCTCTACCCCCTTCACGACGAGGAAGCCAGAAGTCCTCAAGCATTGCCATAAACTTACGATCATCACGAATTTCTCCGGTATTTGCATCATACACAAGTTTATTACGATAACGCATCATAACATCACGAAGATATTGCTCTGCCTTTACTTTTGGAAGATTACCTACATCGATGTAGAAAATACGACGTTCTGGTGCTCTGGAAAGTCTATAAATTACAAGAGAGTCCTCAATCATTCTTAGTTGATTGAGAGATTTAATTGCCTTATGCAGATATGATAGTGTTGAACCTTTATTTCTATCTACTAAACCTGAAGTGCAATAAGTAATAGAATCTCTAGTAAATTTAACCCCACCAGTTCCTCCCATAGAAGAAGGATTTGATGTTGGATAATTCATTTTTGGGTTATAGATAAAGTATTCCTCAATTTGAGGAAATTCATAATTCATAGGATCGTCTGAATTTGATCCTGATAGTCTGTAAACTTTATTTTGCTTTTCTGTTTTTTTCTGCTGCCTCACATAACGCATTTTCATTGGATCAATATATCTCAACTCTTGAATCCCTGCGTGAGGATCTTTTAAGTCAATAACCTTATGATAATATAGTCTTCCATCAACATACCAATTCCTATAAATTTCGTGAGATTTTTTATCAAAATCTAACAAAGATAAAATATATTTAAATTCTTGTCGTATTTTATTTTTGATGCCATCACTAGCATTTAAATTAGATAGCTCAATTTCTATAGGTGAATCATTTGTATCACTGACAATAGCTTCATTGACAATATCTTCAATGGCACTATCACATTCTGGATGAAGTGCCATTTCACGATATCTTTTAATTAAATCAAATTCTGTTCTATATACCCCTTCAATATCTACATAAGAGCCAAAAAAACCACTGCTCAGGTAGTAATCTGATTCGTCCTCTCTATTCTCTGGAACAGGAGAAACGACACCCGGAGACAGTGGTTCTGTATCTTCAATAGAAAATCCAAATAACTTTGCCATTATTAAAGTCTAAACGTATCTTGATATATTTATCCTTATTGCCAAGCCTCTTGTGGGCCTTGTGGAGTCCAGTACTGAACTTGGAATTCTACAGTAAACTCTTCAATCGTATCAGAAGTATCATAAGAAAGATCAATTGCAGCAATATTAGTTGGGAAGATTGAATAAAATTTATACAGAGCAGCTGCCTGTAGTCCTCCACCAGTTGCAGAATTAAATCCAGTAGCAGATGCAGATCTTTTCAGTTGTTTAACATATGCATCAACCATATAATCTGCAGGGTTGGTATCACCACTTGCGTCTCCATATTGTCCAATTTTCTGCATCCAAATTTCCATCGCATTTCTAATGGCAAAGTTTTCGTCATTAATAACAGTTACTGTCCAAGTATCAAATGTTCTGTCACCAGCAACTTTCATAATACGTCCTCTAAAAGGAACGTCGATTGATGCAATATTAGATGCTGGAAGTGCTGCTGCTTTACATAACATACTAAAGTTATCTTGACCTTCAGTGCCTCCAAAATCAACTCCATTTGGGAGAGTTGGAATAGCAACTTCAAATAGATTAGGTCTTGCACCTCCACCAATAAGTGCCTTTTTGAAGTCTTGAATTGAGTGTGCCATTTTTTGGATCCTCCTAGGTTAATTTATAATAATCAAACAGTTCCAACAACTTCTTCAAACGCAACACCAGTTCTGGTTGCCACGAATGTTAGAGTTACATAGTTAATAGACTTCGCAGGCTTCAGATAAATGTCTGCTCTGAATTCATTATTATCAATAACATCTGGGGTGTTATTTGATTCATCGCAAACAACTAGGAAACCATAAAGACCTCTCTTTGCCTGAACATCACGGAGATATGGTTCTACAATGTTGACAAAGTTTGCTCTCGTAATAGCATCGTTCAGTTCAAAGAGTTGTGCTTGTGCAGATCTCTCAAGAGCTTGCTCAACAGTTAGGAATAGACGACGAACATTAATTCTGTCAAACGCAGAAGCATAACCAAGAGCAGTTTTATCTCCAAAGAGAAGAATTCCAATTCCAGGTTGATTTATAATTGCGTTAATTCTCTGTGGATAAAGTTGATCCCTTTGTGCCTTAGATGGATTGTACGCAAGTTTAATCGCATTATTCAGGATTCCTCTTTGCTGACCTGCAGGTGAAAACCAAGGATATGCAAAGATTGAAGTTCTTACACAAAGACCTGCAACGTCCGCGTTACAAGGAATATAACGGAACTTATTATTGAATCTATCATAAGTGTACTTATACCCAGCATCAAATATTGCATAAGAAGATGATGAAAGTGGGGAGAAAAATTCTAAAACATTATCAGTTTGAGTATCAGTATTTGTGACATCTACAACATCAGTACGATGTGGAGAAATTACTGCGACGCAATCTTTTCTTTGATTTGCAAGAGAAATTAAGTGATTTGCTTTTGCTTGGGATTCAAATTTATTACCAAGTCCTGGACCCATAATTAAATAATCAACTTGAATTTCATCTCTATTATTGAAAAGATTATAAGCGGTAATTAAATCCCCTAAAGTAGCAGTCATTCCACCACTATTTGAATAATCTTTACCTCCACTGAGATTATAAGTTACATTTCCAAGAGCACTGTATGTTCTGTCTTGAGCATCTTTATTCCAAAGACCTTCGGAATTGGTATATTCTGTAAATGCAGTTGAGAATCCAGTTGCAGAAACTGGTTCATTAACATTTAATTCGTCTGAAGGATTATCTCCAACGTAAACATAGTTTGAGTACTGAGCTAAGTAATCTTTCCACCATATTTTTTGAGGTGAATTGACTGCAGAAATTGCATCAGTTGCCTTTGACAAACCAATATGCTTTTCTAAAAGTGTTCCTTGAGTACCAGTAACTGTGCCAGTATCGTCAACAATAACTACGTGAATTTCATCACTCTTCCCATTTCTTTGTACTGCGTATTGTGATGTACCTGGTTTAGGTGCAATAGAATTCCAATAAATTGCAGTATTACTTAAAGTAAGGACTTGTTGATCGTACCAATCTCTAATTGGATTGGATCCGGTATTAATGGTTGCAGTGTCAACTTCAGCACCAGAAGAATCTATTAAAGCAACTGTTATTGATCCACCACCAGTTGCAGGAGTAAAGGATCTTAGTCTAGATTTTTGTGCGTAAGTTACTGGAGTTTCTACTCCACCTGTGCTAACTACGGAAGTGATCTTTACATCAAGAGTGCTTGCTCCAATCCCAGTAATAATACTCTTTAGATATCCATTGAATACGGAAGTAGTTCCTACTCCTGCAGAAACAACATTTGTAAGAGCTGTTGTGACAGCCATACCAACTGTTGCTTGAGTAGTAATTGCTGCTCCTACATTAAGAATTTGGTCTGCCTTATCATCAATTACGCATACTTTCAGATCATTTGACCAAGAGCCTGGAGTTTTTGCTGCAAAAATATAGTTTGCAATATCATCCGCATAATTTGCTTGATAGTCATCAAAATTTTTGATCTTAAGTGAAGGTTCTCCTGCTGTAGAGACACCAGAAGAGTTGCGAATGGCATTTGCGTTTACTAGATTAGATCCATCTACTCTAGCAACCTTAAGAACACCCCCATATGAAAGAAATGATGATGCACTCATCCAATATTCATATTGAGCATCTGTCGAAATTGGTTTTCCGAAAACATTAATAAGTTCTCTTTCTGTAGTAATATCAACTGCTTCATCGACTGGACCAATTGCAAAAGGACCCGCAATAGCTCCAATGTTATCTAAAACATTATCAGCTCTTCCTACAGTTAAATCAACCTCTCTGATAAGTACACCAGGAGATAATTGAGGAGTCGCCATGTTTTTCTCCGTAATCTCAGTTTAACTAAAAATTATTTATTAAAACCTGACTTTACGTAGGGGAAATAAGACGTGAACTACCAATCAGGATACTCCCATTTAGATGAAATTAATTTTTTATTTTTTAAACTAATAATCCTTTTTACAGTACATTCTTTACATTCATAAGAATATGATGATGAAACTGGACCTCTATCTTTTCTTGTTCTATAAAATCCATCGATCAAATTTTTCATTTCCCCACAAACCCTACACTTTCTATCAGTAAGTAATAGATGTCCTAATTTTATTTGTTTATCTAAATCCATTAGTGTATGTATTCCCACATATATGCACGATCTCCATACTCATCCACAAACCATCTATCCCCATCCTCATCAGTAAAACTACTATCATCTAATCCATCTGATATAAATCCAAATGGAGACATATCTTGCTCTATCTGATTCTTCTGTTCTTCATATAAACGTTTTCTAACATCTTGATCTGTTAATTCTTTAAAGTAATCTTGTGCAACTAACCAAGCATAAATTACCAAACACATTGCTAAATCATCATTACAACCCTCTTCTGCTTCAAAAGAATTGTGTTTTTGAATAAAGGTAGTTAACTCACTCATAATATCATAATCTTTAAAAAGAAGTTTATTCTCTTCGATCATTGTTTTCAAATTAAGGCATCCAACTTTTTTTACTGTCTTAGACATTTTGACACCAAGTTGTGTTTTCTTTCCGGAAAAACCTTGACCTACGATTTGACCAGCTCTTCCTCTCATAGAACACATAAGAAGATTATTATATTCTAAATCATAATGAATAATCGATGCTACTTGATCACCAACATCATTAACTTCACATAAAATATAAGCATTGTTGTAATTTTTTGCTATATCCACAATAATATTAGGGAAAAGCATTGGTTTTATTTCATTATTTCTATACTTTGCTACAACTTGATGTGGAAAAGTAGTAATATCAACTACAGTAAATGCAGAGTAATCATTGCCAACACCTCTTGCAACATCGACCGTAATTAAATAATCGTGATTATTTGTAGGATTTTCATAAACATCTAATCCGCCACTACTTTTTTGTGGATGATCATAAACGAGTGCTCTAAGTTTTGAAGGTGCAATCAATGTATCAACAGACCCTAAAAACTCACATTCAAATTCAACCTTAAATTGATTTTCTGAAGTATTAGCAATAGTTTGCTTTTTCCACTCTTCATCACGACCTGGAACTTCCGACCAATGAACATCTGTGTAAATATATTCATTTTTACCCTTCTCAGCATCATGCCACATTCGGTAGAAGTGATTCATACCATGTGGGGTAGAAACTATAATTACTTTTGTTTGTTTACCTGAAGTAATTGTGGGATAAACAGACGCAAAGAAAGAATCTGCAATGTGATTTGGAACGAAAGCAAATTCGTCTAAGAATAGAATGTTAAAAGACATTCCTCGAACAGCAGACGCAGATGTTGATGCTGCTAAAATCTTAGAACCGTTTTCAAGTTCAAGAGAACCTTTGTTCCAAGATATAATACCCTGCTGCATCCACTTAGGAAGATTCTCATAAGCAGTTTGTAATCTATCCAAAAGTTCTCTAGCAGTTGCCGCCTTGTTTGCTAGAATACCAATGTTTACATTGTCGTTAAAAACTGCATAGTGAAGTAAAAAAGATACCACAGTTGTAGACTTACCAGTCTGACGAGGCATCTTACAAATATTAAATCGATGCTTGTGGAAATTATTAATTAATTTTTCTTGGAAATGATAAGGTTGAAAAGTTTGTAATCCATGATCAAGGGTTACAATTTTAACATAATTTTTAGCGAAATAAACAGGATCGTTCATGCACTTAACGATCTCTATAACTTGTTCTTCTGTAAATTCGTGAGTTGTATTTGCCTTTTTTAGTAACGGATTACCAAGATATACATCATTTGACATAATAAAAACCTACCTATTAGTTACAATTCCAACGACGAAGGGCTTTGTTGATTCTTGAATCTGGATCTCTTGCAGTTTCTGCGGATGTTAATCTTTTTTTCATACCACTCATTCTGCTGCAAAAAGATTTACGTCGATCTGCTCTCTTGCCAGTAGGATTTTTTTCAGTCACTGCAGTTTGTAGTTTGGAACCTGGATTCTCGCGCCGATATGTATTAACTGCCTTTTGACTTAACCCATCAGTCTTATCTTTACGATTGACTTTTTGCCAATCTTCATCAACTTCAAACTCTTCTCCCATCGGTCTTATATAATTTCTATTTGGTCCCGGTTTTGCAGAACTTCCTCCTTGAGGTCCAAATGCTTGAATTAAAGGTTGTCCTGGTTGAATTTCGGAAACTGAATGATAAATTACATTGCATCCAGGATAAACTTTTTGAAGTTCATCATTAATTTCTTTGCGAGTTGGAAGTTTTACTTGCGGGAAAAACATTTTAAGTGAATAATATTTTCCTCTCCAGTTTAAAGTAACTCCAATTACATTACCTGTTTGTGCTTGCAATCTTGTTGCCTCGTTAACTTGAGATTTAAAACCCTTAATTGGTTCTGGTTTGATAATATCAACTATTTCGGCAAATGTATTACCATCTACATCTTCAATAGTTACATTTTCTGCTTTTACACAAGAACCTTTTTCGTATGGAGTAGTTCCTTTTTTTCTTTTATATCCAGTCCAACACTTTTCATCTAAGATTTCTTTTGTAATTTTATCAACCAATTTTTCTTCAAATCTAGGAATATCTACTTTTGATGCTGCTTTCTTTTGTAATTTTTGTGCTTTAGGACCAAGTTGTTGTGCAGCATCGGGAGTTAATGCAGATGCACCACTTGATTTTTTAATTTGAGTTTGAGAACCTTTTAATATTCCTCTTCTTACCGTTATCTTCATTTCTTCTTCCATTTCCCCACTTGCAACATAGTCTGCTGCAGTATCAAGATAATCTGCTGCTTTGGTAATCTTTGACTGAACCCATGCTTCAAGACTACCTTCACCTTTTTCTACTTTTACTTTAAGTCTTTCTGCAGCATTCATAAGAGTTTCTAACTCAGAACGAACCATTGAATATTCGTGATCTTTTACTGAAACTTTATCCCAAGCTTTTCCACCGTAAGAACACTCAGATCTAGTTTCTCTTTTATCGCATAAAGGACAATATCTTTCTTCTTCGTGCATAGTTGCCTCCGATTTAGTTCCCCAGTTTGCAGCACCAACTCTACGGCATTTGACTAGTGCTCCAGATGCATAAGCACTTGGCCAAACGTCATAACGTGATTTTACTTTTTTGTAGCAAGCATCTTTTTTACCACTACCTTTTCCAGGTCTGTCTTTTACTTCCTGTAATTCCATTTCTTCAGTTCTTACGTTAGTTGGTTTTGCTCCACCAGTTTTTTCTGGTTGATTTGGATCTAATCTATTTTTTCTACGTCTTGCCCTTTCTTCTTCAGAATCTGATAAATTTGAAGACATTTTAGAACTTCCACATTTTGGTGTGGAAGTTTGACCTGGTTGACGGGCACAAGGTTTTCCTGCCCATTTACCACCTAATTGAACCCACCCTTTTTTGCCATTAGAAGACTTTGATTTATTAAACCAATCATGAAGACCTTCATCTCCAGACTTGGTTTCTTCTTTTACATCCTTAAATTTTTTATGATGTTTTTTAGCATCTGCTTCCATTTTCTTCAAACGAGTATAATAATCTGGAATTTCATCTAGATGCTGAAGAGCAATATCCATTGCTAATGTATGATCTTTAGTATGCTCATGCTCAATAGGTTCTCCCATATCAAGTTGCTTCTGTATGAAAGAAACATCAAGACGATGCTTCTTTGCAATTTGCTCAACAGTTTTATGAGGCTTGATTTTTGCCATTAATATAAAAAGAACCTTTATTTATTTATTGTTCTTGCGTTTGCTGTTTAAGTAATTTTGCTAATTCTGCGGTAGAACCAACAAAAAGAGCATTATTAACTGTAGTTGGTCCTTTTTGTTTTTCTTCTTCAACGTCCTTTTTAATCTTATGAAGTGCCATCAACTTTTCTGCTATTTCACTGGTATTTTTTATTAATTGTCCTGCAACTTCATATGCTCGGGGCATTTCACTTTCTTGAGCTAATTCAAGAATACCATTAATTGCCTCTTGACCTTTTTCTACTAGAGAATATAAGTTTCCTCTTGCATATTCATAATCCTTTTTAATGTCATCTGCAGTTGCAGAATATTTTTCTATTTCTTCAGAAACTTTTTCTGGTTTAACAGGGACTATCTCACTTTCTACATTAAAAGTGTCATTAAGTTTATCAAATTTTTTTGTCATTTTCATAACTTATCAGAGAAACTCTCCACTAAATCCGAAATCATCACCAACTTCTATTAAATCATTATCTGCAGAAGTAATAGATTTAATTGGTGCTCCTGCCAAGTGAGAAGTTATTGTTGTGCCATCTTTTCCTCTCTCAACTGTTAATGTATTTCCAGATTTAGATAACACAAGTAACTCTTCTCCATCTAGATCAACATAAGTATTGACGGAAATGGAACTGGCATCATTTACCGTAATAAGTTGATCTGATGTTGTTATGTCATTTGATATATTAGTAAGTATAATTCCAGTGTAATTCCTGATAGCTCTTGGTTCTGCTGAATAAACAACTTCTCTTGTTGGAGTGGTTGTAACATCTCCAGCAATAAATCCAACAGATGCCTTCTTGATAATATCTTTGGAGGCAGAAGAAACTGGACCAAACAGATAAGTCTTTGCAGTAAATCTTAAAGTGTATATTAAAACTCTTCTTGTAGTAAAATCACCTTCATAATCATCTTGCATAGTGATATTCTCTAATACAACTGGAATATCTCTTTTTTCCCGAATAGTATCAACCAAATCGACAGTCAATGTATATGCGGGCTGAAAATATGGCAAAATTTGCTCTACAATTTGAAGAGCATCATCATTTAACTTAGACATTATACTAAGTTCAAATTGCATATTATAAGGAACTGGAAGATATGCTTTTCTTACATCAGTTCCATCAACTTCAGACTTTACTAAAAAAGATTGAGTTGTAGTTGCTTTTCTTGATGCATCATATGTTAACCCAGTAAATTCAAATGACATTCTTGGTAATGTTATTTGAATTGGTTTACTTAAATTTGGAGATTGATTAAGTCTAGCAAGAAATTTTTGCGTTGGACCATATGCAAGAGGTACTTTTATTACACTTACAACTTGGTCAGAGTTATTTGTATGTTTGATGGATATATTATTGAATAAAGATCCAAATGATACAACAGTTTTTCTTAAAATTTCGTGATAAAAGTATTCAAACATACAATTAACTCATTTGCTTAATTAGTATTTATATATCTATGGCATTCCAAATGGATTAACCTCACTAAAATCTATTATCTGATCTGCTTCTTCTTCAATATTTTCATTATCATTATAACCATCTCTTGCGGCATATACATCTATAGAACGCAAGTAATGAGATGCACTTGATGCAGATCCAACTATATTTTCTCCAGGAATAAAACTGCCATTAACCTGAGAAACTTGTAAAACATTAGTTACAGAGTTCCAAGATTTAACTCTCGCAGTTACACCACTCTGAGAACCAGTCACCACTTCATTAAAGATAAAGTTTCCTGTAGAATTTAATGATGGTGCTGATATTGTAATGCTTGGAGGCACTGAATATCCAAGACCTGCATTTGTAATATAAATTGCACTAATATTTCCTGAAGCAGATATTAATGCAGTTGCGGCAGCAGAAACTGAAGATATGCCAGTAAATGTGATTGAAGGGGGGATTACATAACCAGATCCTGAATTTGTTACCGTGATAATTCCAACTATTCCATCACCAATTGTTGCAGTAGCTGTTGCTCCTCTGCCACCACCTCCAATAAATCTAACACCCGGAGTTACAGTGTATCCATAACCAGCATTTACAATTTGAACTCTTTGTACTGATTTTGCTTGGGGATTTACGTTGTCATTACATACAACAATACCCCCAATCATTTCAGCAACTGCACTTGCAGTTTGACCACCTGATGGTGCGGAAGACAATCCTACTAAAGGAGTGCTTGTATAACCTCCTCCTCTATTAGTTACTGTTATAAATCTTACACCACCATTTACGATAGAAGAACTTGCAGTTGCAGTAATACCAAATCCGACCATTGTAAGATTTGTAATATTTCCATAAGGATTAAATGATGTAGAAATACCAGTTCCATTTTCATCAGTATCACCTAAGTCATCAATGTCAGTAATTCCAGTATCAATTAATTCATCTTCATATTGGAATAATTCGCATCTTAATTCATAAGTATATAAACCTTGAAGTTGATAAAAAGGTTTTTCGTGTTCTACATACTTTATTTCAAACAATCTTTTTCCTAATGGAAAATAAACTAAATCCCCTTCTTTAGGTCTTGACGATAACTTAATATTTGGTTGATTTTGAAGTAATGGAGAAATATAAGTTTTAAATCTTTCTCTAGATATCGTTAGTGTTATTTCATTAAGAGCCTGTATTCCAAATTTTGATAAAATAGTTGGATTGTCCGAATAACCTTCATAAGTATTTACATATGCCTCTATTGGATATGCATTGTTGAATTCGGATTCAATAACTTCTCTTATAACTGTTTTTTCAGTAATATATTGCCTTGGCAAATAATGAACTTCAATGCCATACATTCTCAACTGTTCGTTGATAAGATCTTGTATTAAACTTTGCTCTGTTTTTGATCCTTGAAGAAAAAAAGGATTAAGCATATGATTAACCTATCATATCTAGAGGTGGAAGTTCGTAAGTGCTTGACATTTTCTCCATTAAAATGTCAATTTCTCTTTGAGCATCATCGTACATTTGTCTACCGTTTAGCTCAACTCCACCTGGAAGTTTTACTCCAGTAAATTTCATCATATTCTGACCCCATTGCTTCTTGATCAATGAAGTTAAGTATGGTTTTAGAAAGGAATCATTCCAAACTCTAGAATAATCATTTGGATCTAATGTTGAATAACAATCTATTACAAAATATTGATCTTTAGTTACAGATCCCCAGTCTATATCTAAATATAATCTATCTTGTCTTTTGTTAAATCGTATTTGTTTATGTGTATTTAAAAGGAAATCCAAATCTTCCAAATATGTTTTAACCATAGCATAACTTAAAAGTTCTGTAGTTCCCCAATAGTAAATATCATTCAAAAATAACTGATATTTAACACTAAACATATTATGGGTAATTGTATTTGCTCCGTCAAAGGTAAAAATTTTATTTACCCCAATAATGTTAGGAGGCATCTGCAAATAATTACTATTTTCATAGTATGTAAATGTTGTAGCAGTTCCAACTATATTTGATGTCACTGTTGTAGTTGAAATTCCAGCAGAAGTAGTTGAACTTCCTCCATAACCTGCTCTACCCCTATCAATATCATTCTGGGTTACTTTATATTTGTAAAAAGTTGGGTATACCCCATCAAAATGTCTCTCTTGAAAAAATTGAATTGCATCATCTACCAAATCTTCAATTTGCTCATCTGCAACATTTATTTCTAAAACTGGAGCACCAAGTTTTCTCTTGCAGTAATCAATTAATTCTTGTCGGGTAGATGGTTGTGCCATTAGATTCTAAGACTAGAAATTACTTCTTGTTGACTAAAATATAGTTTAATGTATGATTTTGCAAGTTCTCTCAAAGTTTCAATATCACTTATACTATCTATATCTCTAGATAGTTTTTCATATTCAAACATTTTTGTCATTGTTTCTAGAGAGATTTTATCAGGATCCATTTGCCAAATTCCTCAGTAAGTTTTTAATTTCACCCAAATCACTTTTAATTTCATTCACATTATTTTCAAGATCATTGAGTCTTTGATTTTGATTATACAGTCTTTTGTAATTTTCTTTGTATTCATTATAACCTTTCATATCAGTACTAATAATAGCATTGGTACTGATATCTCTGGATAAGTTATTTTTATCCTTTACTTTTATATGATTCATAAAAATTAAATCCTAGGTAGTGCAGTTGCAATTGCTCTCAATTGAGAAACTAGAGGTGGGGAAGCCTGATTTGTTCCTATCATAACAATTTTAATTGCAAATGCAGTAAAGTCTGGCAATCCATCAATAGTATAATTGTATTCCTTAAATTCTCCATCATTTGATTCTTTAACAAACAAATCTGAAGATCCATCACTTAATGAAAGATCAATTACAGTATTTCCAACTCCATTCAATTTATAATTTGAATAACCTGGGAATAATTCATAACTTTCTTCATCAAATGTTGCGTCTGGTCTATAAATCTTATATAAAACTCTAATGTCATTAGTTTCATTTTTATTGGCAGAAAGAATAACCTTAATGGAATTTGCTGGGATTGCTAAATTGATTGGTTTTGAAACATAAACTGCAGAATGCGGATCATTTTCAGTTCCTCTTACCTTTTCATCAGTTGCATATAATGAGACATCTTCTAAACCAACGGGGTTATTCAGTAAATTTGAAGTTAATATTAAAGATGGTGGTGGAACAAGATCAATTACGGGAGAAATTCTTTCATCGGTGGATGTCATAATGACATCCATACTAAATGATCTTCTTTCTGGAGATTCTGTAATAAACTTTTGCTCATTAATATCTGAACAAATAATCCTTGGAGATTGGAAATAAAGTCTAGCATTTAATGGGAGATCTTGGTATCCGGCATCAACAAAAGATTTTTCATTTCCACCAATACTCGTCCCCGTAAATGTTCTTATTCTAGAAGTCATATCAGATCCAGCTGGGGTAATACTATTAATCTTTGGTGCTAGAACTTCATATTGAATATTATTTGATAAAATAGTTCCAGCTCTTCCTGATTGAGTAGTTTTCTTAAAATATAGATTATTTGATCGATTTGACCCTATGCCAACACCATCAAAATCAGTATCACTTGTATCAATCTTAATATAATAACTATGGAGATCTATAGGATGATTATTTACATCGACTTCAGCAAAATTATGAACTTTATTAATTCTTCTCAAAGAGATTCCATTAAATTCATATTTAAATACAGGAGAACCAATAGCATATGACTCGATTGATGTTTCATCAATTCCTCTTAATGTGGAAGAAGAAACGAGAATATCTCCAGAAACTGAAGTATATCCAATAATCTCATTGCCAATAATTACATATCCAGGATTTGATGCACTTACCGCAGATCCTTCAAAATAAGTAAATCCAATCCCCGCACCAGATTGTAATGTAATTGTAGTATCATCAACTAAAACTTCTTCAAGTAAGGCAGAATTAACTTCATCTGAAGTTGGTCTAAATTGGTCAATTTTAACATAATTCTCCGTAGAATGCATTCCATGATTCATATGAAGAACTTTCATATGAAGACCATCATTGTATTGATCTTCAAATATGGAAGATATTGTAACACCAATTCCTGTTTGAGTTGTAATTCCGGAAGAATCAATATAATTAATTGTTGAAATTCCAGAATTAAATGTTCCCTGAACTTCATCAATAATGAATGTGTTGCTTGATCCTATTGATGTAATAGTTGCTCTACCACCATACCCAAGATTTTGAATTCTTGGAATTTTTACACTGTCTCCAATTCTGTATCCAAATCCACCCGAAGTAATAGTAACAGTAGATATTCCTACAGTAGTAATTCCAATTGTTGCTAATGCTCCTCTTCCATAACCTGTCTCAGTTTCAAGTGAAATGCTGGTGTAAGTTCCAATACTATAACCAATTCCAACATTTGATACTATTGCTTGATTAGCACTTGCACCAATTCCAATAAGTTTTCCTGTTGCTGATCCCTGAGATAGGGTAACTCCAGGGATTACATTGGTGGTGTTATATCCAGTAGATCCCAATCCAACAATAATTGTCTTTGATAGTGGGATAAAACTGTTTACAGAAGTCACCGTAGATTTTTGATTTCCTACAGAGAGTTTTGGATTAAAGAATCTGACAAGACCTTCAGTGCCAAAGGAAGCACGATATAGGTTATATTTAAGATCTTCTAACTGAGAAGGAGTCCAAGTAGTAGCATTTTGGGATTTAAATAAACTTCCTAGTGTTGGTTGAGTAGATATTCTATTTTGCGTAGAAATATCTACTTCACCTAGACGGGAAATGAAAACTCTATAATTTGGACTATTAGACAGTAAAACAATAGAATATTCTGAAGACTGGTCCTTTTCAAAATCTCCAAATCTAGTGACCTGTTTTTGTGGACCGGAAAGATATACTGGAGATGGGAATTCAAATCTAGTCGCAATGCTTCCATCTGCAGATACAGTCACCGCATCAGGATCTAAAGTAACCTCAGAGAATGGAATTACTACATTACTTGGAACACCAGCAATCATTGGACGAAGTTGTAAAGTAACAGGAACACTTTCATCCTTAGTTTCAAAAAATACATCAACAGAAGTTACAAATATTCCAGTTTCATCATCAACAAAGAATGATTGTGCGAGAGGATCAGTTCTACAGAAATTAGGATTTGCATTTTGACTAATTGGAAGTTGTTCTATACGTGTAATTCTAAAACTTCCATTAGTATCATTACCAGAACCATCTCTAAGTATCAATACTCTTTTATTCCTATCACCATCATCAGTTCTACCATATTGCGGTGATTTTTGAAATGGAATTTCTGTTATTTTTTCTCCTTTTGCATTGATAGTAAATATTCTATATCTACCTGGGGTAAATTTAGCATCCTTAGTTACATCTTCAGAAGATTTCCATGGGAATGAGAGGGTATCGGATATTGGTGAAGGTATTCTGAGTGGATTTCTATATATTTGACCTGCAACATTTGGATCGTCATCAATTTTTTGCCTAATAGAAATTCTAGCAGTTCCTGTTCCTGTTACAACAAGATCAACAGTATATCTACCGGAGCTTGGGCTACTAATATCCCAATAAGCATCAATATTTGATACAGTAGGACCTACTGGAGGTATTGGTGGTTCTGGTTCGACAGGAATAACAGGAGTAGGAGTATCAGGAATAACTGGAGTTATTGGTGTAGGAGTTGGTCTTGGGGTAGGTGTAGGAGTTGGGGTAGGTGTAGGAGTTGGGGGTGGGGGTGGAGTTGGTCTTATAATAATATTTCTAGTAGTAACAATATTTCTTTCAGTAACATCAAGTCTTCCTGAAGAAGTAAACTGTGTAGATGCACTACTATCAGTGTCAACTACATTAAAAGTGTTTTCTCCATTAGTCCATTTTGGATTTCCAACTACAGATGGATCTGGAATGAAGAGAGAACCTATTAATCTTCCCGAATTATCTGAAATTAGACGAACCTCAGTAATTTTTGCAACCGCACCAGAAGATTTTCCTCTTAAAGTCATTCCAGGTGAGACCGATCCATAAAAATCTTCAGTAGTTAATTGTAAAGATCTTGTATCAACATTTAATACTGTTGAAGATTGTGAATATGCAGTCTCGAATAAAGTTTGATTATATGGATTTAATGTGTATGTTTCCTGGGGTAAGTTATGTGCTCCAGTTTTATGATTAGGTACACATAACTTAAACTTAATAAAAGAACTAGTAAAATGAGGGTCACTCTCTACAGTTTCTCCAATTTGGAATGCTCCAGAAACCATTTTAATTTCAAGAAGCTTTGGTATAATGTAACTAGAAACATCCACATACTCAAAGAATGGGGTAAATTTGGTTCTTGGCTTTAATGCAGTAATATCAAATTCAATATTTCTACTTCTCAAATAATTGATTTGTTCGGTGTAATTTGATTCTGTAGTTTCCGTTGTTTCAATAATAGTTATTCCATCATTTGCGATAGATCCTCCACCAGAGTTTGATCCGGATCCAGTACCATTACCTGCACCTATATTGGTATTAGGATTAATTCCAGTACCTTGATTTGGAGTATATTCTGCAGAAATAATTTGTTTTTTCTTTGTCCTAGAGGTCTCAATTCTTCTACGAAAATCTTTTGCTATATCTGGTGGAAAAACTTTATTTACAATATCAAAGAAAGCATCAGCATTGCGAACTTTTTTGTTCCATTCCATATGAATGGTATTTCCATTCACGATTCCGGAACTTAATTTCCTATCAACCAAATCACGAGAAATTAGTTCTATTGATTTTCTATTGTATTTACTTCCAATTCCAAGATGCTTATTACGCTTCCATGCTGTATAGATTGAACTACCCTTTCTATTAAGTTTAGAATGTCTTCCTAATAAAAGTGTATCTCCAAACACATCTTTGGCATTTGCAATCCAATCAAAAGCAGGAATTCCTTGATTATGACTTGGTGAATTGTTATAAACTGGTATATTATCAGAGTTATTTAAACCAGTATTTGATCCGGGAATAGTAACTCCATTTGTATAAGTTTTATCTACTTTACTTTCTATGGTAACCAGTTTTTCTTCAATCCAATTTTCAAAACTGGGTCTAAGTGTAATAGATCCCTCCCAATAACCAACAATATAAGGGTTTACATTTTCAGTAGTTGATGCAAGATTCTGATATGAATATAATATTTCATTATAATTTAGAGTGATTAAATCTCCGGTTTTTCTAACCTGAGTTGATCCTAAGTTAGTTGGATAACTTTGATCGGAATTTGAAGAATATTCATCAGTAAATCCATTAATAGATTCTGTACCGAGTTGAAGATCTAATGATGTGGTATAATGTGGAGGTCTAAGAGTATTTGAACTAGTGTCAATAGAACATCTAAATAATGGATTTTCTAAATCGTGATATACGTGAGAGCTAAAATTATCAACAAAGAAACCACTCTTAAATCTATCTAATCCAGTTGCAGCATCTTTTATTAAATAACTTTCAGTTTTAGATTCCAACATTGATAAAGTAGTATATTTTTCTAGTCTATCAACCCTATCCTCTAAAAGTGATATATCACTCATTCTATACCTCTTATGCTGAGATATATCGACTTTTATATTTTCAACATTAAATAGATATGGTGGAATAGTTATTCTTGCGATATCTAAAGTATTTGTTGGTAGATTTGGAGCAACTGGAATTTCATTTGGAGTTCCCTTGGCAACCTCAAAGTTTCCTCCCGGAGTTAAGTATAATAAATCAGTTCTAGGCAAGTAATAGGAATATGATATTATAATATTTTCATCTGGACATAATGTATATTTTGAATATTGACCTTCTCCATCAAAACGTCTTGCTGAAAATTCAAATGGTGAATACGAACTAGAAGTAAAGGCGGAAACTCTAGGTCTTAAATCAATATAATCGGATGATCTGGAATTTCCATAACTTGGTATATCATATTTAAATCCATCTGCAGGATAGCTATTTACTATTATTAACTCTCCAGTGTCTCCAGAATCAATAGTATAATTTTGAAATACTATTTTGAGTTTTCCTATTGGATTTTCAGTATTCTCTTTTCTAATTATTCTGCCATAATCATAGAATGATGGTCTTTGACCATCATCAAGATAAAAATTCTGAGTTATATCTTTAGATGATGTTAGAATTACACTAGTAATTATGGCACTATTACTTGATTGTTCTCCAGTAATTCTTTCTTCCACAGTAAACTGACTATCGTTTAGATAGACATATTCTAAAGAATCGGATGCCGAACGATTTACAACTAATGCAACTGCTCCACTACTTTCCCCAATTATTTGCTCACCTATTATAAAGTCTTGATTGCTGTTAAACGATCCTGTAAATCCAGTGAGTTGAATTTTTGGTAAAGTTGGATCTTGACTATTAGTAGATTCAAAAACAGCAACAACTCTTACTACATCTGGAACATTGAGGCAAATTTCTTGATCTTGAACTCGTAGACCATAAACATTACTATAAGTCAATCCATCATTTAAAGTTGTTGTTCCTATTCCAGATGAAGTTTTAATTGATTTATTTACAACTAAAGTTGATGCCTTGTTTAATTTTTTAATCTTATAACTTGGTTTTACATTTCTTACCGTAGTAATTACATTTGCAGTGCCACTTGCTTTTGTCAAACCATAGAAGGTTAATATTTTGCCAGTTGTGTCCAAATCATACTTATCAATTCTCATTGGTTCAATAATACCATCTGAGTATGTAATAATAAATCTATCCTCATCGAAGGATGCAAAATATAAATCTGGTTCGGTGATAGTTAACCTAATAAAATTGCCAGAAAAAGATATATTATTAAATGATCTTCTTTGTAAAATTTCTTGATTTTCTAAATTTACATTTGAAATATTTTCAAATCTCAATTTAGTCATTAAAGATGAATTTGTAGAATCTGATAATCCAAATACCTTAATGATATTGTTGACTTCTACGGTAGATGATGGTAGAGAACCATTGCATATTCCAGATATCGTTGTAATTCCTGAAATATTGAAAGAAAGACCATCATTAGAAACACTTTCAACTTTATTGTATATAGTGTCTCCAGTTAATGTGGTGCTAGCATATGAAACTATATCTCCAACTTTAATTTGATTAGTAAAAACAACGTCAATTCCGGCAGATACGGTACTGATGCCAGAAGAAGAACCTGTTATTTTAAACTTGGTTCCGAGGGGTGCAATTGGAGTTTTCTGTGATAATACAACATCCGCATTAAATGTTGAAATTCCAGTTGTGGAGTATATTGATTTTATATCTGTTATATTATAGTCGATTACTTCATTAATAAGTCTACCATCATCAATTCCATTAATTGAAATTGGTTCATTCTCTAAAAATGAACCAGAAACATTATAAAGTGTTAAAATTCTTGAATTACTTATACTTGAAGACAAGTATCCAGAAGCTTTACTTTTTTTACCTCTAATTAAAGCTGGAGTTGATAATGAAGAAATATTAGTAGTTAATCCAACTTTTGTATAAGTTTGAATATCAAATAATCTTACATTAAGTCTACTTGTGTTATTAACATAATCCGTTTCTGGAACAAAATCATATACTCTAGCAACACCAATAGTATTTCCTGAAGCACTATGAGAAGATACACCAATTCTAGAATCTTTTAATTCGACATATGATGTTGTTCCTAAACCAACAACCGGAGATCCATACCCTCTATTCAAAACCAATGAAGTTCCGGCATCATACCTAAGAACTTCATTTTCTATAGTTTTTGTGGTTCTTGGTTTTTCTACTATAACTTCTGTTGAAGATATTTTTTCAATATCGTAACCATTTACATAAGCTTTTCCTGGTCCAATTTGATAAATCATCAAATCGTCGGATGGAGCAACACCTGTAGAAGTTAATTGATTTTTATAATATAATCCATCAGTTCTAGTTCTATCATTTAAAGTATCTCTAACAAAAACTGTAAATGGTCTTACAAAATAGTCACCGGACTCATCATATGTTCTTCTTGCCAACTCATCTCTGATTAAACTATATTGAGTTGATTCTTTTTTAAAAATTGGATTTCCGTTTTCAATTCTAATAATTTCAATAAAATTGTCGGAGGATTCTAATATACCTTTTTTCTCAAGGATTAGTTCAATTTTTAATCTATCTGCTCCAGGAGCAGTGTAATTTGAGAAACCTTTTGCATTATCTAAAAGTGAAGAATCATCGTCTGAAGAGACTATACTTTCTACTACATTAAAACCTATTTTATAAGATGGTGAAGAACTATATTGATCTAATAATATTCTTTGTTCTTTTACAGATACAAAATGTCCACGAGCAAAATAAACACCATCAGAAACTATTGCTGATGATCCAAACGAATTTGAATTATTGCTTATAGTATTACAAATTCCTTCTCCAGATTGAATAGTAAATCCTAATTCTCCGTAAGTCAAAGAAGATTGTAAAATTAAAGTCTCTCCATCAAAAAAAGTCTTATTTTCTAATTGAGGACCACCACACTCAAGATACTTTAAATATAAAGTAAAGTTATTTCTTTGAGAATCAACTGACCTTAACGTATAAACAACTTCAGCCAAAACTCCACTTGATGATCCTTTTAGTTTTTTTCCTAAAAGTTTATCAAAATACAAAGATACTGGTGTTCCTATATAAGTACTTTCAATTTCTACTGCGGATAAAGGACTGTCAATTCTAACTTTTCCCGGAATTACAACAGATCCTTCTTGAAATAAATGTTTTCCTTGTTGCTCAATTTGATTTTGGAGAATTGATTGTAATGTGGTTAATTCTCTAGCCTGGATTGGATACCCTGGTTTGAAAAGAACCTTATGATAATTTTTTTCTGGATCAAAATCATCAAAATATGGTGATACGTTGAGGTTAGTTTCCTGTGGCATAATTCTTTAAAATTGCAAAATGACTTTGATATCTTCTTTTTGATTTTGAGACCTGGTAATTGAGGGTCTATTGTCAACGTAAATAATATCTCCAGAATGTTTTTTTACTTCGGGATTTGATAATCCCTCTACAAACTCTTGTCCAAGATAGTATGTTTTATTATTTATAGTTGTACTTGATGCAGGTGAAGACTCACTGCCAAAAGATGTATCTATAGATAATGAATATTGATCTCCAACTATAGATAAATTTCCACCAGTTCCCGGTGAAGAAGTAAATGAAATATTCTGAAATCCATAAGTTGGATTCAAATTATCAGTACCATCAAAATTAAATCCATATAATGTTCTATCTTGCCAATATTTCAAAACTCCAGTATTTGAATCATATGAAATAACCTTTCCAATTGCCGTTGTTCCGGTTGAAATTGTTTGAGTAATTAAACTATCTGATGTATATTCTGCGTCTTGAAAATTTCCAGAAAGTTTTATTGCATATACTGCACTAACTTTGTCTTCATTTAAAATTTCTTCCGACCCATATGCAATGGGATTTTTTAAAATTCCAAATCTTGCTACTTGATTCCCTAAAATAAAATCTGGATTTTCCAAATCATTTTCAACTCTGGAATAAACTAAAACGTTGTAAGCTCCAAGTTCTCTATAGATATCATATCCGTGACCTCCTACAGGTGGAATTACAACTTCAAAAAGTGGTGAAGAAAACCCAACTTCTGTAGTTGATATATCACTTGATTCAATGTCAACTGATGCATATGTATAACCAGATCCACCATTAGATACGGTAATTGATTCGACTTGAAAATTATCATTAATAACAATAGTTGCCTCTGCTCCAGTTCCGTCTCCTTTAATTGGAACATTAGAATAAATTCCCGGAGAACCAAGATTATCTCCTCTGCTTCTTATAATTATATTTTTAATTTGAGTACTTGTTTTTGCATTTTCTTTAATAATTGACGTTGAAGAATCTTCACCCCAATTTTTAGGAACAGGAATGTAGTTAATTCCGTCAAATTTTATAATATCACTTGGAGAAATAGTATACAAATATTTCCAAATATATCCATCCCCACTTGTTCCAGCTGGTCTTGGTTCTAAATCGACAAATGTTGGTTCATCTAATGACGGTCTTCCTTCGGGATTTTCTGGATCTGCTCCATTATGAATACAAATATAAACTTTGTATTCACTATTAACTATATAATAATTTGCTGAATATAAGTTAGTTGCTTGAGAGGGTAATGATAAATTGTCTCTAGAAATCTTATGACGGTACATATCATAAGTAATTCCAGATTGCCAAGAAACTTTTCTAATTACCTGCTTAACATCTTCCGAATTAATTTTTTTTAATGCAATTATACTATCCCAATAATCATTTTCATCATCAAAACTATCTTTTGGTGCAGGTGGGTTTTTATCCCAATTAGCATCATATTCAGTTGCATTTGGGAGACCGATAAAAGCATAATATGAATTAGAAGAAGTTGTTGCCGAGGAAACAAAATTCTTCGCATTCAATATTCTTAATTGATCAGTTATAATTGCAGACATTTTACGGTTTTTTATCTATTTATGTGGTAGAGTAACCAATATATTTAAGAGATTTGGATCTAATAACAATTGGAGATGTAACAATTCCAGAGTACCCATTTATGTTTGCAGCAAATGATTGTGGAGTTTTTCTTGTTAAATTTGAGATTAATCCCCAAGAATAATTTCCAAAGAATTCACTATAACCAGTTCCAGTTAATCCATTATAACTTTGAACACTTACAACAACTCTAGAAACATTTGTAATTCCAATTCCAGGAACTGATGTTTGTGCTGTGGAAACTTTAACCGCACTATAAATCCCATCTAAGAAAGTAGAACCTACCCCAACAATAGAACCTGAAGAATTCAATGAAGTTACACCGTTCCCAATATTAGAATTATTTACAACAAAAAGATAATTTGTTTGAATACCACTTATTCCAGTAGTAGCAATACCTACATTTATTGATGTATTTCTAAGAGCAGATGATGTAGGTACAAATAAGTCAAAAGTTATACCAGTCAAAGCTACTCCTGCAATAGATGTAGTAGCAACACCAACTATAATTCCAAAGTCTCCAGTATATGAGACATTAGTAATATCTTCATATGTTGCAGATGGTGGTTCTATTATTACTACTGGTGGATTTGCTGTTGTGTAACCAATTCCGGAATCTGTAATGATTATTGATGAAACTGTTCCTCCAATTGATATTACAGAAGATGCCAATGCCGTTGTTCCAATGCCAACTGTTACCCCAGATCCTACTGGATTTTGTACAATTACTGAAGGATTTGTTGAATATCCAACACCACCATCTGAAATTATTATTGAGGATATGCTGCCAGCAGCAGAAACTACTGCTGTAGCAATTGCGGCAGATGTTGTTGTTTGAGATAAAATCCTTATAGATTTTTGTGGAACATTATCGACATTATTTTGTACATATTCTTTTGCGTTATCAAAGAAAGTTTTTACCCCTTCAACAAAAATTGTTGTTGAAGACGTACTAACGTTTTCAATAATATTTGTTATTGGGAAAATCAATGGTTCATATATGTTTCTATCTTTAGAAACATATCTTCCATCAACAAATCTATCCTCTGTTTGTCTGCATAATGTAATTGGTCTCTTCAGTATTGTATTTGATGAAACTCCCACTCCAAAATAAGAATTTGTTACTATTAAATCACTATTATTAATTTGTTCAACTAACCTATCTGTTTGATCAAGAAGTAAATCTGTTGAATTTATATTTACTATATCACCTGTTTCTACTGGTTCTAATATATCTATACTTTGAGTATCAACATCTCCCGTTCCTTTATAGAAAAGAATCTTTAATTTATCTCCTTCTTTTGGAGGTTCACTAATTTCAATAATACTTCCTCCATTAAAAGTATATCCTTCTCCGGGAACTTGCAGAACATCATTTATAAACACTAATAATGTTGATTGAATATCTATACTAGATCCTTTTCTTGCTCTAATAGAAATTTGTTGTCCATCAACTTTAATTGGAAATAATTTACGATTTCCATCTATTAAGTTTTCTACTGAATCTAAAACCTGAAGAGTTCCGATAGACCACCCATAGAAAGTATCATTATAAATTTGATCTATTGTAAGATTGAATTCTTTAAATGGTAAAGATGTATTTGTAGGAATTCCTGTTGATCCTCCAACATTTATGGTCAATATGTCACCAATTTGATATCCAAATCCATAGTTAGAAATTTCAAAGTTAATAACACTAGAACCTTGTCCAACGATAATATTGACTTTTGCCCCAGTACCAATGCCAGAAGAAAGTGAACTATAAATCAAAGGAATATTGTAATAAGGTAAAGGGGATTCAAATACAACAATAGGAGGATTTGTAGAAGTATATCCTGTTCCTGGATTTGTAATAGCAACACTTACAATATTTCCATTACTTACAGTAGCAGTACCTATTTTATTAATATTAATTATTCCTGTACTTGATGTTGCTACACTAACATTGACGGTTGTTTGTATTCCAGATCTATAACCAGAACCACTATTCCCGATACTTATAGATTGAATAGTTCCTGCTAAAGACACAACAGCAGTTCCACCAGCAGCAACAAGAGGTTGATATCCAAATCCTTCAGTAGAAGCAACAGAAAGTATAATTCCACCTCTGGGTAAACTAGTTTTATTAATATCAGAATCATAATTAATTAAAGTGCTTGGTTCAAAGACAATAGTTGTAATACCAGAAGACTCAGTTAATGTATATTGATTTTCTTCAATAGTTCCTGTAATTTTATTTGGCAATTGAAAAACATTATTAATTAAAACAATTCCATTTGATGTCACAATTCCACTAACATTAGAATTATTTGAAGATAATGTAAAGGCAGTTGTAAATCCAGTAAAACTTAGAGATATACTATCAAAAATATAATTTTTTGCATAAGTTTCTTCTAAAGAATTTTCTACACCAGATCTTATAAAAACTCTTCCATTAAACTTAGATCTACTGTCTATTTTATAATAATCTTGCTCGTCACCTCTATTGTTTGAATTCAAAAATTCTATGTTTCCAAAAGGTGCTTCTGAAAAATGTAAAGTATTATCAATTATGTTGTAATTACCTGAGATTTTTGTAACCGTATCATTTAAATTATGACTTTGTACAATAGTTCCTAAAAGAGGTCTTTGTACCAAAATTGAATTTGTACTACCAAAACCTACAGATTTAATTTTCATAATCTCATCATTAATTTTAATAAAATCACCTCCATATAAATCATCAGTACTTGAAATTTTTATTATATTTGTAGTTTTGGATAAAGAAGTTGTTACTCCAGTTGTAACGGATGTAGAAACAATTGGTGATTGTATGATATTGTCTATAGAAATCAAACACTTTGAATTTTGTTTTTTAGATGTGAATTTGTGATTAGTTCCCACTCCAACAGAAGTTATATCTAATACTTTTGGTATAGTAAGAAGTGCTTCTGATGCAGAAGCAGAAACTTTAACTTTTAAATCATTTACTTTTACAATATAAAGAGTGTTTGGTAATTTGTTAGTATTGCCTATACCAATAATAGAAGTCGTTGCTATTCCAATTGCATTTTGAGTGGATTCATCTGAATTTAAATAAGAGTATTCAACTTCTTCTCCAGTTACAAAATAGTGTCCAGGTATTTCTATAGTGTTATCTAAGATAGAAATTACACTAGTAGATACCCCACTAAAAGTTTTTTGGAAAATTGGATTTTGCTTATATGTTAAATCAAAAGACTTTCTTACATCTATATTTGTGCCCAAGTATTCTGATGATGAATAAATTATATTAAACCCGTTTCCAAAATCAAGATCTGTGGGATAAACTTCGTCTAATTCTGTGATTAAAAATTCACAAACTCTAACTTGAACTTCAATATTTGGAGAAGGAGTAAACAATAATCTGCAATTTGATCCGGAAATATCAGAAGTAAATTCTCCAAGACTATCATTAGTTTGAATAACAGCAAATTCGGAAATTGAAGAATTAGTATCACTTCTGGAAATTATAAGTTCACAAGTCTGATATTCATTATTAGTCAAGTCCTCAACTGAAGCTATGTAATAAGCTCCAATTGAATCACTTTCAAAACTTGAAACTACATTTGCTGTTGGAGATGGAGATGATGATATTGTTTTTAATTTAGAATTAATATACCCAGCAGAATAACGTTCTGTAGCAATTCCTGTAGAAGCACTGTTCCCTATGGAAACTACAAAAGTATTCACATTTAAACTAGATCCATATCCAATTACTGGATTTAACTCAACATTTAAATTTCCTCCAGAAAGACTGAAATTAAAAGTTGTTATTCCTGTAGTAGAATATGAATTTAATGAATTTGTATTCAACATTCCATATTCTAATGAATTTACATTAGTACCATCATTCAATAATGTAAATTCATTTATTTCATAGTAATTTCCATCAGTAGATCCAATTTGAACTAAAACTTTTGACGATCTATATGTAGAGGCAATGCTGACTATAGAAGTTGTAGTTGCAGTACTTACTTTGGAATAATCTGAAGTTATATTAACAATGTTACCTATACTAGTACTTCCTAATCCAGAAGCAATATTGGGGAAATCAATAGAAAATAATTTTACTTCGTAAATATTATCTGAAAAATTATATGGGAAAAACTTCAACTGTCCAAATCCGGAACTAATTGAAAAGTCAAAACTTCCTAAAGGTTGTTCAGTGTGAACAAATCCATATTGATTTAAATATCCAAAATTGTCATCGTGTAAAAGTGATACTAAACCAACCTCAACAGGGTCTAAAAATACTTTGTCCTGTATACTAAAGAAATACTTTTTATACCTTGTAGAAAGAAATGGATCGGACGAAATATCAAAACTATCAACAACACTAAATTTATCTATTCTTGAAGTGCTGTTGAAAGACTTTGAGATGTCATCAATATTTAAGACTCGATTGCCAATAGATTCTATGTAATCTTGAAGTATTTTTGAATTAAATGTTATTTCATTAGATCCCATTTTTAAATTGGTTTCAATACTATTTTCTTTGACTAGATCAAAGTCATAGTAACAATTCACATTTGCAATATTATAAACATCAGATATTCCTGTTATATTACTAGAGTTCTGGTCTTTATTCATACCAGAATAATTTGAATTTGAATCTATGATTAAATCACTAAATTTTTTAAATCCTGATGTATGAGTTAACTTACTAACATTTTCATTCCATTTATCATACTCAACTTTTGATTGAATTGAATATGAAAAATACTGATAATAATCACTATCGTGTATTCTCTGTGTATTGTAATTTAAAAATCCAGTTTCTTTAGACCAACCTTTGTTGACTATAGATGAAGAAGATACATTGTAGTTTAAATCAAACTCTTGTATTTTTTTTATTTTTGCTATAGTATTTGAAGAAGAACCTCTAATTGTTCTACCAACATAAAAATCATCAACGGTAGATACTTTGATAATATCTCTATCAACATCATGATTTTCAATTATACCTATAGAACCATTAGACACTATTTTTTCATCTTTCAAGAATTGTTTTTTCTTGATTTTTAATTCAAAAGAAGGTAAATCTTTCGAATTGATTATCCTTGCGGAAGAATTTAATAAATCATAAGTACCTAAGATAACTCCATTTTCAAGATACTTACTCATACTGTAAGTTACAGTACCTCCAAATCCACCAATATTTGGATCTATACTTATAATTTCAAATGAATTATATTCATATTCTGATGAGTTATACCCTTTTAATGTTGACCCAATACCAACACTTACATTTTCAATAATTACATTATCTCCAGTAACAAAAGGAAAATCATCTATATCACTGTAAGATTTTGCAAGTCCAACAGTTACTGTTTTATTTGTAGAATTATAAGAAATTGAATTGATTCCAATTCCATTACTATTGTTTATTGGAATGATTTTTGGAGTATAATTTCCTGTAATTTTATTAGTATTTTTAAGTATTGATACTGTATGTCTATTGATATCATAATCAAGAACTACATCATCAATTTGAGTTTTTGTAAATGTATCAAAAAGAATTAAATCTGGTTTTACTGAGTATTTTTTGCCAGTAGAAGTAACAAGAATATTTTCTATAGTTGAATATGAATCTATTTCAAATATAGAAGAGAATTTTGCTGTAGGTCTAATTGAAAAATCTGAAGAATAATTAAATCCAATATCTATTATCTCTATATTTTTTTCATTAACCGATCCTATTTCTTTTCCATCAGCATATAATATTGCACCTTTATTTTGAACATCTAAAATTTTTGGTAAAGAAGTTAATTTTTTAGTTGAAGATTCAATTTGAATTTTAGAAATTGGACCATCTGCACTTGTGGGGGAATTAACATAATACTTAATATCTGAAGAATTTGATGAATATAAAGAAGATTCTGGATTTTTGTTTAGATTAAATGTAAATGTTGTGCTACCAACTCCAACTATTTTTTGAATTCCATTATACAAACTTTGATTTATAATAATTTTATTAAAGTTTGTTACATCACTATCAATAATTATTTCTAAATTTTCTTTTGAATTAATTTTAGTGTTAATTGGATTGAGTTTATAATATAGAATTTGAGGTGAATTTTTTAAGTTTAAAGATACTTTTGCTGAAGTATCAATTCCAACTACTCCAGATCTAGTAACATCAAATATTTTTGTTAATCCAGAATTTTCATATTTATCTGTAAATAAAGGATCAGTATAGAAATCTAACTCAAATGCTGGATAATTTTTTGAATTATTAGTAAAAGATAATGATGAATCCGAAAGATCAAAAGATATTTCAGAATTCCCTGTCACATTAATTTCAGAATTAATCTTTGATATAGTTCCAGAGGATGTTGAAGTAAATTTAATATAATTTGGTAAAGACTTTATCGAATCATATAAAGTATTTGACAATCTGATTTTATTTTGATCTATAACAATCGCATAGTAAATATTATCATTTAGTAACCCTCCTGTAGGAGATCCAGTGCAAGTGTGAATTACCTTTTGTCCTGTTTTTAAGTTATGACCATAAATTGTTATTGTATTTTTTATTAAATCAACATCAGATGCAACAAAGTTTCTTGGATTAACTAAAACTCTTCTATGTTTTTTATTATATATTAACTTGATAGAAGTACTTACTCCCGAAAAAACAGAAATATCTATAATATCATTTCTAGTCAAACCGTGGAGATCTTTTGTTTGTACAGTTACAACATTTTTTGATATATCGGCAACTAAAATGTTTTCATAATTAGTAGTAAAACTATGAGTATCTCCTGTTCCAACTGAAGTAAAATATAAAATTGAAGAAGAAATTGAACCAACACCAACAAAAGTTCCTGTAGATCCTAAACCAACTTTTATTGTAGAAATCCCAATTAAATCATTGGAAATTTTTGCAACATAAACAGTTGAGTTTTCGTTCAATTGGAAATTAGAAATACCATTAGTAGAAACTGAAACTCTGGTTCCTCCATTTGATGAGTAACTTAAAGAGTCTCCTGTATTTAAATTGTGATTTTGTAGATAAATTGATTGAGTTGGAATCTGTTTAATAACCCATTTGTTTACATATGAAGTTACTCCAATTCCAGATAAGGCAGAACTATTAAAATCAATTCCAATTGAAGTTTCTCCTATGGAAACTATTTTTTTCTTAGATATATCAAATGATGGATTGGTTGAATCTACTAAATCAACGTATCCTCCACCAGTATACTCTTGAATATCCTTAATATCAGAGAAATATAAAAACGTAGTGCTACCAGTCCCTATTGATACTGGGTGTTTAAAATTATTTGTACTTAAAAATAGTGTAGAATTAATTCCAACACCAGCAGTAGTTCCCAAACCTACGGATAATATGGGATTAAAATATAATTCTTTATTGGAAATATAGTTATATGAAGTCGTAATTCCAAAGTTAATTTCAAACTTTCTTGGATTTTCTGTTATAGCAGTACCTACAGGAATAGAAGAAACCCCTATTGTTCCATATTGGTTTCTTAATATTCTTAATTGAGATTTTTGTGGATCTATATTTAAAATCTTTATTTGCTCATTTCCAAGATAATATATATCATTTTCTCTTATTTTTGATTCTTCAAGAGATCCGGAAACATTCAAATAAGTAACAATCCCCGTTATTGAAGATGATTCTATACCAGATCTAAGGACCAAAGAATGATTTTTTACTGATATATTTCCAAATATATTGTAGTCAACCAATGAAGTTAAGACCACTAAATCATTATCAATTAAGTTATGGGGAATAGATGAAAATCCCGTATAGTTGTCGGAATTATTAATAAATTCTACATCAGAAATAGTAGTTGTGGATGCGTTAATAAAATCAACAGGTTTTCCTTCTATTTGAGTTACAAACGCACTTGTCTTACCGTCAGAAAAGTTAATTTTTTCTCCAACATAGTATGAATTGCCTCCTGTCACAATCCCAATAGAATTAATTTTTCCTGAAGAAATTGATTTTATTCTTGATATTTGGGATTTAATTTCATTTGGATTAGTTAATTGATCATAGGTTGTATATTTTTTTAATAATCCATATGGAGAAGTATTTCTCAATAGAGAAGATTCATTTAGATTAAATTTATTTAAATTCGATGTGGATAAGAAATTAAATTTTATAGGAACTGACTTATAAGTATTTCCTATTACATAAGGGAATTGTGGTTTTTTATAATTAAGAAATGGTTCATTATTTTGAGGAAGACCGTCATCAACAGTACAGAAATATGCATATACTCCATTTGGGAATTCTGGAGTTACGCAGAATCTTCCATTATGCTCATCTAAGTCACCACTATTTGTAAAAGAATAATCTTCTACAAAAGAACCTGATGGATAATTTGGTCTATTTAATAAATTATTGGTAAGTTCATAACCAGAAATCATTTGCTTAACTGAACCACCAGTAATAGAGGCATAACCATAAGGTCCATAAATTGGATTTCCGTCGTATGCCCAACCAATGATTGGAGAATGTGTTAATGATGTTGATTCTACACCATTGATTAATTCTAAATCTGAATTATAAACTAATTTTCCATTAAGACTTCTCTGTCCAAGAACTGAAGATCTTAATTTTCTTGGAGCATATAAATGGGTATATTCTAATCCATTTTTATCATTTTTTCCTTCATAAAGAACACCATCATCAGGAGGTATTTGATTATTTGTAAAAAGTCTTTCAAAGAAATTAAATCTCCAAGTTTTAATTTTTGCCTCAAATTTAGATTCTGCTCCTGCAGGAACTATATTAATTAAAGTATTTTCTTCGTATCCTCCACCACCATAAATTACTTTTACTCTTTTTAAAGAATTGTTTTCTATAATTGGAGTTAGAACAGCACCTGATCCAGTTCCAACAATACTTATCTTTGGTGTCGAATAATATTGAGTCCCACTATTGATTACTATAACATCTACTATTTTCCCATTTGATACTATTGGTTTTACCTGGGCATTTTTGCCAGTTAATGCAGTTATAACAGGTTGTCTATTATAATTGAGAATCTCAGATCCATATGAAGATCCTTTGTTTTCTAAGTGGACCGAAGTAATCTTTCCCGTAAATATTGGTCTTAAATCTACTTGATTTGAATAGGTACTACCTATTCCTGTTTTGCCAATTACCGTTATTGTTATTGGTTCATAGTTAAACGAATGAGTCCCTAAACCGGTGGAGTTAAAATTAATATAATTTTTAGTTTTATAGAAGAAATCCTTTTCAGTAGTTCCTAAAGCAACGTTGGATAATTTAAAATTATTTTTATCAACAACTGTTACGTAATATGAGGAATTTGATACAAGACCTCCAATATCAGTATTTGACGAAGTATAAGTTACTATTTCTCCTTCACGGTAATCGTGATTTTTTATAGTAATTATTCCAGAAAATGTATTAATTCCCACAGGAGAAACGGTTCTTTTTTTTGTCTCATATCCGTAACCAGAATTAATTACTTGTGCCGACCCAATTTGTTTTTTCTTTGAAAGAGATTTAAACAAATGTCTACCAGTACCTATACCAATCAAATTAACAGTATTGATTCCAATAGAAGCATCATCTAAATTATTATATAATTTAACCGTAAATGCATCAATAACAGATGCATAGTATTGAGAATTTGTACTTAACCCTGATATTTTAGTTTGCCCTTGTGGATCATAAAGAACAACTTCATTATTTCTAAATTTATGGTAGGTAGTAAAACCTACAGTATTAGTTACTGTATTGATTCCTGTCTTTGCATTAAAAGATGCTGAATAATCTATTGATACTAAGTTCAAAGAAACTTGTGCTTCTTTTCCATTACCACCGGATATAATAACAGTAGGAGTTTCTGTGAAATCAAAACCTGGATCAATAATATCAACTCTTTCTAAAGATCCATTGATTGATAAGTATCCATTTGCACCAAAACCATTATCATCTTCAATACTTAATACTGGTGGATTAATAATATCATATCCACTCCCTGATGCGGTTGGAAAAATGTCTTCTATTTCTCCATAATATAAAACATCTTTAGATTTATAATTCAATAACTCAACTCCATTCACAAAAATTCCAGTTGTTCCTGGAAAAGTTTCTACGTTAGAATTGTTATCAGGAATTTTAGGAGTTGATAGTTCTCTAAAAATATTTTGAGGTAGTAATTTTTTAGTGTCAAGAGTTGAATTTGTAAATGATTCTAACACAAATTTATTATTTGTAACACTACCGGTCACTTTAACAAAGTTTTGCGTGTAGATATTTTCTCTACTTCTAGCAAGTTTAATATTATTTTGATCTACAGCATAAACAAAATAAATTCCTTTTTTAAGATCTAACTTATTGTTATTATCTCCTGGCACATAAACAACAGCATCACCAGTGTAAAATCTATGAGAAATTGCATTAATTATTTCAGATTCAATATATGAACCAGAAAAAGTCACTGATCTATCAGTTATTAATAATGGTTCAAAAATATAATTTGGCAATGATTGCGAATTTACAAAAATATTTTGCTCTTTATCAATATAAACGTTTTGAACATTTGTAGAATATTTTGAAAGTTCTGGGTAATTTATCGAATTAACTTTTAAAATATTTTTTCTTAATGTATAACTAATAGATTCATTTACATCTTCAAATCCGACAACAAAAAATGTTTTTTTGTTTGATTGCCCTACTATGGTTCCATTTTTTGGAGATCCTTCACTGTATAATAAAGTAACAGAATCTCCTACTTTTAAAATATTGTCATCATATAAAACAACTTCATAAACTAAATTAGCAGTATCAACTAAAGAAATTTTTTCTAATTTATATTTTGTTGTTATGTTATAAAACCAATTTTCAGACTTTACAGTTTCTAAATTCTTGCCTAGAGTTTTAATTTTTATTCTTTCATTTATGGATGAATAATATGGAGTTGATTCAATATTTACTGAAGATAAAACCCCACCTACAAAAACTTTAATCTGCTCAGAACCATTGTATCCATAAGCGAAAGTATTTAATCTAATAGTAGAATTTACACTAATATCTTGAACTATACCACTGCAATCTAAAAATTGAGTAGATGTTCTTGATAAGTAAGATACTACAAAAGTTGTTCCATCTATTTTTTGAATTAACAGTTCACCAGAGTCTGGAAATCCTATAGTTGAATCTACATCAATAAAATCACTACCAGAACTGATATCTATTGTAGTTTTTGATTTTGGATGGATAGTAAATTCCCCTAGATTTGAACTATAAGTATTTTCTTTTGTTTGATCTAAACTTATAGTATAGTAAAAGTTACTTCCTCTTTGAATTTTTTCTACCTTAGCAATTGTTCCCTTTGATTGTGGGATGTTAAGATATTCGTCTTGATATAAAGTTAAGTTTTCTAGATCTTCTGGGTCTCCTTCAAATTGTTCAACAACTAAATCTCTAAAAACATTATACTGAGCATCTGAAGACTGAATAACAAAATCTCTTGGTCTAATGATACTTACATCTTCACCAAAGAGTGCTCTGAAAAGAAGTTCAAAGGAGCAATCAGATCCCTTTGATTGGTAAAATTGCTTTATATTGCGAATAAATGTTGCTTCATTGATTTGGTCATAAAATTCTTCATCTTCAAATCCTGGAGCAAGTTGAATTTTGATTTTTTTGAAGAATTCTGTAAGAAATATTATGCTTAAATTGGTTATTTCTGACCCTAATACGTGACTGTCAATTGAAGTTTCTTCATAGACAAGTTCATCTGTTGTATTATCTGAATCATATGCTACAGTAGCATTAAATCCTCTAGTACAATTTGTAAGTTTATTTCCATTAATTTCGCAGGTATATGTATTTGATGAATTATAAACACTAACTTCAGTATCAATAATTAAAGGAGAATCTGTAAGAACACTTAATCCATCTTCGATGGATAAAATTTTTGTAGTATTTACAATATTTCCTTGATTGTCTTTAATAATAAGTATCTTTCCTATCCAATCCTCATTAACATCTGAAGAAACAATAGAAGTTGACCCTACTTCTATTGTAAATGTTGCCGTTGTTATAGTATCTTCTACTAATCTTTCATACCAAATAATTTCGTTATCAATTTTAATTAATCCATAATTTTTTGGAAGATCTTTACTTGAGTATATAAAAACTTCATTTTCAAAGTCTAATGGGTATGTGAGTGTCGTTGTTAAATCTAAATTTGTAACACTATCAATTTGAACATACTTGTCAATATTATGAATTATATCAAGAGCAGCACTTTGATTTTCTTGAGATTTATAATATTGTGATAAAAACTCTATAACTAACGGAAATTCTATTTTAACGTACTCTGGTACGAGACTTTCTACAATTGAATAGAATTTAATTGAGTTCTTCATATTACTTTCTTATAAATTCCCGTGTAGTATAACTAGATGATGTTTTATATATTGACCCAGAAACATCCGATCCGGAAGAAATAGTATCCACAATCATATCTACATTACTATTTTCAATATCTAATTGCAAATATAGGTCCTGAAGACCAATAATATCATTTGAATACGGAGTAACTGATATTTCTATAATTGGTTCATTTGATTTTTGTTTTGAAGTTGATATTAGATTTGTTGGAAAGATTATAATTTCTCCTTTTTCATAATTTATTGTCCCTGCATTGTTATTTACAATTATTGGAGTTGATGTCTCTGTATCAATACGGAAAAATATTATAGTTCCGTTCTTTAAATTTGAATTTGGAATATCAGAAAGATATAAGTCATAATTATATCCATTCAATCTAAATCCAGAAGATTTTATATTATAACCCTTCGAATCATTAATATTAAATTGGTTTCCAAAACAAATTTCATATTCTGAGAATTGACCTAAAACTGCTCTTAGATCTCTTCTCATTACTATATTAGTAATGTTTGATGTTATTGATCTATCAGTCTCATCAATTACTTTTAAGAATTTACTATATTTAAATCTAGCACCATATTTATTTAACTCTGATGAATCCGAGTATTTAATTATATTGTTAATGACTCTTGTTTGAAGTTTACTTGAAGATTGTGATAGATTAGTATTATAGTAGACTGAAGAGTCAAATTCAATATAGAGATATTTTAAATCTACTATTTCAGTTACAATACCAGCAACACTGTATTTTCTTAGTAGATTTTTTAGATTTTCCTTAATAGAATTTGCAAGAAAATCTCCGGAAATTGGTTTTATTGCGATGAAAACTTTTCCATATTTAGGAGGATCAAGTTCCTCTCCCCCAAATACAGAAACAGACTCTGCTTCTGGATATAAAGAAGCAACAATGGTTTCATAATCTTCGGTTGTTACTGCTCTTTTCTGTGAGGAGTATAAACGAGGAGCAAACTTACGAATAGACTCTACGGATTCAATTTCTCTTCCTCCCTGAGAAGGAGAATTTGAAGTAATTAATGATATTCCAGTGGAAACAATTCTACCATTATTATCAAATAATCTACCACTAAAATTGAATGATGTTATTCCATTGGCACTTTCACCACCATTACTTACTACGTGATATACTTCAACGATATTATTGTTATCTAATTTCTTACCAAAAATTCCATCACCAAAAACAATCTCATATCTTTGATCTTCTATTTCTTTGATAAAGAAAACTCTAGATTCAGCATCTACAGCACAAAAATCCGTACAAATGTTAAATTTTCTAATTACAGTACTTTCAAAAGAATTTCTTACTTCAACAACTATTGATGATGTGTCAATATTTGCATTTGAAAGAATAAATCTTTGATTTTTATTATTGCTGTCTACAACAAATCTCTCAAGTAAATAAGTTCCTTCATATACATCAATATTTTCAAAAAAAGCAATATTATTTGTAACTGGAACTGTAATATCGTTTAAAATTGAAAATGTGTAACTCTGAGACCCAAAATTATTTGAAGAGGAACACACTGTACCTCTCTGTAAAGTAATTGTTTTTGGATTTGTAGTGAAATTCGAGGTATCTATAAAAAATGATATATTTGCCTTTGCTGATGTTTTAGATCTTGGAACATAACCAATATGTCCTGCAAGAGAAACAACGTTTTCTCTAAGAGTTGCACTATCAATAAAGACCTCATTGCTAATCATATTAGCATTGTATGAGGAAATATATGTATTATATGCAAGAAGGTCTATGATTGTTGAAAGATTTGAACCTTCAAAGTCATAGTCAGTAAAATTTGAATTAGATCTTAGATATTCTCTAAGAGAACTTTTTATTTGATCGAAATCTAAATTGGTAAAATTAACTAATGCCATTTATCGTGTTGGCTGTAGTGCAAATGTTAGTTGTTGAGGTAAAACATCAATTCCAACTATTCTATATGTAATTGTTACATTAAATTCATTTTCATCATAATTTGGTGTTACTTCTACATTAATAAGTCTAACTCTTGGCTCATACTTATTAATAGTATCTCTAATTTCATCCTCAATAATTGATGCGGAAACTGCATCCATATTTTCAAAAAGTTGTCTACTTACTCTTGAACCTAGGTTTGGATTAAAAAATCTTTCACCAGGAAGAGTAAAGACTAAATTGCGAATAGAACGGGAAATAGCGGTTTCATTTTTAAGACCAATAAGGTCATAATTTACAGGGTTAACCTGAAAAGTCATACTTATGTCTTTGAAACCCTTACTTACCCGTTCTACAGGCATAAAAAATTAATAAATCTATCTTATTTATTATGGTTTTTTTGATTCATAAAGAGGTTCAGTTCCATACTCCCAATCATCATAGTCATCATCATTACGAATTTTCTCGTGAATTTCGTTTTGAACTTCAAAATTATGCTTTTTTGGTGTTAAATCATCATTAAAGATTTCTCTAAGCATTTTTTGATCCATTTTTTACTCCTGATTCGTTAAATCAGAACTTTTTACGGGGTTCCTATCCCGTTTATCAATGTAAAATCCCTTTCTTAAGTAATCTTCATCAGTTATAAACTCCAAATCATCAGTTTTTATTTGATTTTCTCCTTTCCAAAGAGGAAAAGCAACAGAATTTCCGAATCTAAAGTCAGGATTTTGTCTAAAATGCACCTCTATGAGGTTATTATTAATAAATTCGCAATTAATCCACTCATAATTACCTTTTAAACTATTTAATATTGAAGGAAAGTTGATGTCTCGATCAATTTTGGACCATTTTTTCCATTTATACAATGGATCTTGAGAGTTTCTTTCACCTAAAACAACTAATCTTGGTATTTTTTGAAAAAAATCGACACTTAAATGCTCTCCAACAAAAATTTCACACCAAAATTCTGATGGATGTAAATGATCTGTAGATTTATCAATCCATTCTATACGAGAAAATCGACTCATACCGAGTAAATTGATACTTGGTCGAACTATATAATGACCTGGATGTGGAACGGGGCATCCTGTAGGTCCACAGAGATGCCCCAAACGACGATTTAGAAATAGTTTATTGTAAACCCATAGATCTTCTTCGAGAATTGAATTCCATTCATCTACTGGATCTGAGTAGTACATGAGTTGAATCCTGATGGGTTGTTTCTATGTAATGTATAATTTTTTTGAATTCGTATGTCGGAATTTTTAAATGTCCAACATTCACCATTACTATCTAGAAAAACAACCCATTCAAGATCATGTTCTTGAGATCTATCAATTACAAAAAAAGCCCAACCATTACCCTTTGGAGTAATAACTGGGATTTGAGGATTTAATTGTATCATAAAGGATTATTTACCTTGTCCCCTATATTTCTTCTTACGTCCATTACGAGAAGTAGCACTGAGTAATGTACGAGGAGAACGTCCTTGACGAGTTTTCTTAGGTGCTCCGGGTTCAAACAGAGTCTTATTAGATCCACCTTTAGCCATAAATTACCTCCAAAATAAAATCAAATAATACGAGTTTTCTCATGTCCAACTCTGATACGAGGATCGCACCAGATTTCAAAACCTGCCTCTTTTGCATCAAGACAGAATGATACATCTTCTCCGCACATATCCTGAACTGCACCAGATTCAAAGACTTGCATCTTAGGAGCAAACCAAGGATATTCAAGATTCTCAAAGACACCGTTCTTAATCAGAACCCAACCAAAACCAGTGTAGTCAACTGTGAAAGGCTTTCTACGCTTGGAGATTGATTCCACGGTTTCATGATTCATCACACCACCGTTTTTACGGAAATCATCTTCCTCTAACCAATGTGCGACAGATGTTGTGACACCATCTTCGGTTGCATACCAACCTGCAACAATTTCTTTCTCATCTCCTTCAGCAGGAAGAGCAACATCACAGAGTTGCCAGAATTTGTTAGAATCAAAAACAATGTCACTATCAATCCAGAGTTGATAATCATAGTTTAGTTTACCATCCCAAGGAATTTGTTTGGGACCACGAAGTACATTTGCCCCAAGAACCTTACAACGGGCAAAGTTCACCATTGATGAGTAATCTTGAGAAATCTGAATACTCATTCCGTTTTGTACAAGGTCAAAACAGAGTTGTACAAATGCTTTGAGAAAAATGAAAGAACAACCACGACCTGGAAGACAGAATACAATTGACTTCCCTTTCATTCTTTCTTTGATTGCATCAATATCCCATTCTTGTTCTTTGGGTTTTGGTGCTGTTGCTTTTACTGTAAATCCTTTTGCCATAAGTTAAATTAACCTTCAGATCAATTTTATCGTCCTATTTAGTATTTGTCAATATGAGGCATTTTGTGCTATGAGTCTATTGACAGTCACTTCTTCATATTGTAAATCTTCCTTTGAAATATTCGCACCTAATAAGTCAACCATTCTGTGCAGCATATCCCAGGTCTCAGAGAATTTGTTCTCTGGTAAACTGTGATAAATGCACCGATCCTTTGCGTAGATGTGATATAATTTTTCAGTATTTTCCATAAAATTTTTTCCGGAATTTTTTTATTTCGTCAATGCATTATATATTACCACTATGAGAATTCCGAGGGGGACTCCGATAATTCTAAACATTTTTCCAGGATATCGTATTAACCATCCCGCAAAGACTACCTTCCAGAAATTCCAATAGGGGGGTTTTCTTTTCATCTTATAGGTCCGGAAAAATTTTATGAGAGTGATATTTAGAGGTCGATTTGTCACCTCTGTAGGTTAGGGTAGTTTGGGTTTTTATATACGGGGGGCAACGGCAACGCAAAATATAAACAATAACAAACAACATCAAATAACTGCTATAACGAATAACAAACTGACAACGAATAAAGTATAGTTATTCGTCTATTTTACATCAACTGCCCCCATCTTCTAGTGTATTATAATACATCAGTGCAGTTGTTTATACTGCCAACACGAACATTTCCACGATATAATTATATTTTACACCATTCTTTATATCAACTGCCAGCACATTGTCGATAAAATCTAAACAACTGACACGAAGAATGTATAAAGAACGACGCAAAGTATAATTATATCAACTGAAAGTACTGATAGTATTACTATTACCAGGGCACAGAGAGGTCTTCTACATAACTCTTGACTGATTCATTATGCTCAAGTTCAAAGAGTTTCTTCCAATCAATCTGATGAGGGTCGAAATCACCCAGAACGTCAAGTTCTAACGTGATACGATACTTATTCTTTTGTGCTAAGAGGTACGAACTAGCCATAAGTCGATGAGAAGAACTAACTGCTTAACGTTATCCTACCAGGAATTATATCCCCTGTCAAGTGTTATATCTTACACGAACTCATAGACACAACGAATCAACCCCTTATAAACACTTCTTTATAAAAGGTCAAAGTCTATTCTTATAAACGAATTCTATTATACACGAATCAATCACAAAAGTCAATCTTGTTCTATGCTTATATGTGAAAATCTCATACGAAGCATATCTAATCACGAATGAACTTTGTGATGATAATGCGTAGTGCTCTTCTATTATAAGAAAGCATACGAAATCTATCTAATCACGAATGAACTTTTAATTCAATTTATAATATAATGATTATGTGATAATATTATACATCAATTATCTAATAACGAATGAACTTTTTATACTATAAACAATAATCATTACTGAAAGTAGCAGAGATTTCTATTTGTCCTGTGCGAAAGACTTATCTCATCAGGTGAACTGCCTATTGTGCTCTCTTGGAATAGAAATTTACTTTAAGTTCAATCCTAATTATTGTATTTCATACTCGGTTATTTATATACTTAATATTCAATTATATACAATTATCAGGGTTTTATGATATTTATCAATACTGGGTATTTGATAAATATAATGTCTGTTTGGGTTGCACTTTACAGACGGGGAGCAGAGTTAGATTCTCTCTGCTCCCTTTAATATAAATAACTTCTGCAACCCAAACAGAACAGATATGGAACACTTTAACTGTAAAAAGTTAAATGAAGTCTTTAATGTTGATGGATTAGATTATATCCAAATAGAGGACATTAAAAAAGAATTCAATTCAATCTCCACTTTCAATCTCAATCGTAAAAAAGGAATTGGAGATATTATTAAAAATAAAACAGAAATATTAAAAATATCAAAAAGTGATACTGAAGATATAATCTATCAAAAAGAGAAAACTAAAGATAATACCATCAATTCTATAAATGAATGGATTGATAATACTTTTGCTGAGTTATTAAAACAACAAAGCAATCTTCTAACTCATTTAGAATGGAAAAACACACAGATAAAGAAACTTGAAAAACTTCCTTTAAGTGAATATAAAAAGATTAGAGAAAGTTTTATTGATTTTATTAGTTCTATGGACTGTGAATTAGAAGAAAAACTATGTCAAAACAAAGTAATTGAAAATAAAAGCATTAACGAAATCAACTTAGAGAAAAGAAAAGAGAATATAAGGGCACAAGTAAAAAATCAAAAAAGTAATCTTAAGGATGATAAGAAACTACCGGACTTTTCTAACTTTATACTTTAGGATGGCAATTCAGTACTATGACCCCTGAGAGAGTTTATGAGTGCCTTACAGGGGCATACAGAAGTGTCTGGTGAAGTGTTATATGAATGTCTGGGAGTGTGTTATAAGATATAACAGAAGTGTGATATTGTTATAATGTGGGGTGTGGGGGTTTTTTATGTGTCCTGGGGGTACTTGACTTTTGTGCGGAGATGTGATAGAGTGCGGGCTAAGATCACAAGACCCAGACGCATTTAATTGATTATAAGAATCAAGGTCTAGAAGGGTTTATAGAACATAAGAATCAAGACCTAGAAGGCATTAGTCATCAAATCAACACAAAGAGATAAAACAGTAATATATGTTTTTTAATACGTTTTTTAATATAACGTTATTGTTATACTTTCATTCAATCATCTCCAAAATTGTTCACAACAAAATCTTCCAACGTCTTTAATTCATCTTCATTCATAGAGGAAACATACTCATCAATGATTGTAAACATTAAATCATTATCTTCAAGACACTTTTCTTGAAGAATCTCAATCAGTTGGTAGGTAGTAGTCATTTCAGTTGCAATCGTAATTGTTAATAATACGACGAGCAAACTTCATAAAGTCGTATGAAGTTAAAGCACGATCATCATAACCATCCAGCATATCTGTTTGGTTGTAAGTATTCACAATCAACAGACAAGCATCATACAGTGCTGCTTGATGTTCTTCTTCAGAATGAAAAGAGATTGCATTGTAAGATGGAAGAGTCATTTTATCAACCTCCACCATAAACATAGGATACAACTTCTTCCTTCTCGTAAGGAACATTCTCAATCACTTTAATTCCTGCAACATCAAACTCATTTTGCCTTTCCTGTTTAGTATAATTACTGTCATCATCACATGTAAATTCTTTCATAAAAACTTGTTCGCAACGTTGTAGAGATTCAGCAGCAATTACACACATTCCTGCAGTGTAATCATAAAGAACATCATTGATGATATAAAGATTCATTTCAGTGCTTTGAGAATAATAAGAAGTTCATTACCATCTTGTGCTTTAGACAGTAGTTCAATCTTTTCTTTCTTTTTCTTCTTCATTGAATCTCCTTTACAGAAATAGAAACATACTCATAACCCCACATCTTTTCTATATCTTCTGCATACTGTTGTGCTTGTGATTTTCGATCAAACAGTTGAAGTGATGCAACATCACATTCATACTCATTTGTACCACCAATAACAGTATAAGTGTATTGTGTCATTGAAGGATAATCAGGTCGAAAATACAGAAGGAAAGTTGCATCAATACTTCATCATCTACAGGACCAAGTTTTGATTGAATTGCTTCAGGAATCATCTCTTGAAGCATGAACTCTGCATAACGTTCATCTGAAATAATGAACTCAACAACTTCATCTTTAAGTGCAGATGAGAGTTTATGAAATGTTTGATTTGAGAGTGTCATTCTAGAATGTGTCGATAATCAATGAATTTAATGCACCAACCTGTAGCACAAGTAATCTCTTCAACTAGATCATCTTCATCATCTGCTTCCCAGATTTGACCGATAACTTCATCATAAATCTCATCTTGTGTTTCTTGATCTAATGCTTCTTCATCAAGATCATCAGTGAAATCAAACTCAATTTCAGTAACTTGAAAAATCATAATCGTCAGAGAATAGTATCAGGATCAGCACCAATAGATTTAATCATTTCGGGCAATTCATCATCAAAATAATTAGCAACCTCATTGATTAGATCACCTTCTGACATACATTCCACATTATGAACAATAGTGTCATAGACAAATTGTTCCATAGTTTTCATGTCCATTCCATCGACAAGTTTCTCAGCATAAAGAGAAACAAGATCATCAAATTGTTGAGGAGTTAGAGTCATTTGGATTGTTGAAGTTTGTTGATTGCAGTGCAGATGTTGGTTGTAATCATCAGTGCTTGATGATTCACATCACACACAACATAAACTGGTTGTTGAGTGTGAATGTCGAAAGTGTACTTAATCATAATGAAATGAAGTTAATTTGGATTTCAGAAGTTATACATCACATCCTTTTCCATTTCACAAAGTGTTTGCTCATTCCACATCTCATCAATCATTTCACCATCATCAGTATAAAGTTCAGTGACCCAGTAGTCATAAACTTGCTCATTCAGATTGGAGAGATTTGCAAGTGCAGCAGAGATTGCGTTGTTGATGTCCATTTGAGTCATTGAAGAAAAAGAGAACCAATCAGTGGGAGAGGATTCTAGAATCGAATCATACTCATCATCACATACATCATCACATAAACTCTGCGATGTAATAATCAACGGTGATTTCAAGTTCTGCAGCAAGTTCTTCGATTGTTGCATCTTGTGTATCTTCATGTTCAGTGAAGAGATCGAGTGTGGAATCGTTCATGAAATTGTTTATGTGGGACAGATGGAAGAAAGATTTAATCAACCAGTGCAACTCTTACATCTTCTGTGATACCATTTTTATCATTCGTCACCTTAATGTAAACAATACCAGCATCAATGAGTGGTTGAAGTGCTCGCATACGTTGTGCATAATTAAGAACTTCATCACCATTTTCAAGAGTGAGAAGAATCTCTTTTTGTGCTTTAGTGAGTTTCATCATTGGTAGAAGAAAAGAGTTAGAAAGAAACAATCTATGTCAGTTCCATCAGTTCAGATTCAATCTCAAGTCCGAACCTACGGATGAACTCAGAATCAGATTGCCTCAGAACATTTGCCAGTTCGATTGCATCTTCACGGGATACTTGCGACACCTGAAAAGTGTAGTGTCGAAAAGTGTAGTGTCCAAATGCAGGTTCTTGTTCAGTGTGAAAGCAGCACATTTTGGTTTGTTGTTAAAGAAAGAACTCAGACAGAAGCAAGTGCAGATTGATCTTGCTTGGGATTCTTAATCGTCTTGCACCAAGCAGATTTGCGATAAGAACCAGATTGCGACTTGAGAATGGTTTTATCACTTTGCACTTCATTCACAAGAGCAATCATTTTGAGGAAGAATTGCCTTTCCATCCGTTGAGCAGTGGTCATCTCTCATCCCTGAACTCCGTTCAGTCTACCACGGGGGAGGGGGGTCTGGGGGGTTGACTGTGCCACTTCAACAAGTGGCACACGGTATAAGAGACTAGAGTTGAGACAGTACCCACATCATCGCAGATACTTCTTCTTTAGTATTCCAACCACTTACATCTTCAGTCATGTTTCCATTCGGTCGAAAGATTGCAACTTCATAAGTAAACTCAGCAATTCGACCGTATAGACCAGACTTAGCATCACCAGAGACTACACTAATCTCCCAACCATTGGAAAACTTGTACTTTCCTTGCACTGCATTTGGAATACAATGCGGGACAAATGTAAGTTGATTAAACATTAAAAGAAGAGGAATGTGGAAAAATAAGAATCAGCACCTCAAAGAAATAAGGTGCTGATTCACTTCACTCAGAAGTTTTTGTTGAAGACATAACCATTCACATAGGAATAGTCATACTGCAGGTTGTAATCAAAAGTTTCTTGCCAATCAACAATTACAAAGGAAGGAACTTCATAACCCATGTCTTCGCAGAACTGTTCTGCAAACTGTGCCTCACTCGAATACTCACCTTGGTAAGATTCGGTAAAGGAAGAAACACAATCAAGTCCAAACTCTTCAATGAAAGCATCGACTGCACTGTAACCATAATCCTCACCAGCAGTCACATACTCTTCATAATAGTCACGGAAATCTTCTTCCGTATTTTGGTCAATAAACTCAAGGATGTCTTCCAGGCAATAGTTATCTTCCAGCAGTTCTTCAATTTTCTCAACAGTTTCGGTTGCGAAAACTTCTTTGTAGTTGTCGGTGAAAGTCACAGGCATGGTCGTTTGTTGAACTGTGTTCAGTATAGCAGGGACAGGTGGGGTTTGGGGAGTGTAATGTGCCAGAAGAATTACTGGCACATCAGTTCTCACTCCTCAAGCAATTCAGGGTAGTATTCAGTAATTTCAGCAATCAGTTCTTCATCACTATAAGAACTGAAGTTTTCATCCAGTTGGTCTCCAACAATTCGCATCAAATCTTTGGTGCTCATGTTATCAAGGATACGGTCAACGTATGCTTCAATCAGTTCAGTGCGATTCATAATCAGTTGGGATAGTTGTAAGTTTCTTGAATGGTCTCGACAATCGTAATCACTTGATTACGGTCAGTAATGTATTCTGTTTGGATTTGATTCGGTCCAATTACAACCTGACCGATAATCGTTGAAGCAAGAAGAACGTCAATCATCAGTTAGATTCAGTTAAAAGCAACTTGGAAGAACAGAGAATCAATCAGTCGGTTGCTGTTCAGTTTCACCCAACGATAAACTTTGGGAGTTGCAATCACAACAGCACCGATGAAATCAATTACATTCACAACAAATCGAATGAAATTAACTTGCGTTGCTTCACCATTATCTTCCCACCACAGTTGCAGTGCAGTCCACACATAGGAAACAACACCAACAACAATAGCAGCAAAAGTTGCGGCAAATTGAATTACATCTTGACCAAATTGAACATAATCAAACTCTTTGAGTTTCTTGTTGCTAAACTCAACAAGACCATCAAGAGGGGGGAAAGATTTAGTCAGTTCCATTGTTGTAGAGAATTGGGAATTGGACTCGGGTGGGACTTGCTCCCTCCACCCTTTAATAATACCACATTTTGGGGTCCGTGCTCATTTAGTGTGCCACAAGAACAAGTGGCACACGGCATCATTGGACTCAGTGAGATTGGGGTAAGTTCACTCCTCCTCAGGCAGAAATTGATTAAATTTCTCAATCAGTGGTTCTGTTTTACTATGACCCCTGAACCATTCTTGGTCTTCAAGAAGAAAAAGACCTTGAAGAATAGTATTCACTTCTTCCTGTGTAAGTTGAATGTCAATCATTTGATTCTCCATAACAGGACAATTCTAGCACATCAAACAAATGATGTGGAAAGAGCATACTTCACAAGTTCTTCACGGTCATTCTTATAGTTCAGCAGAAGTTCAATCACACTACAAATGTCTTCCTCATTTTCCTCTCCGTCATTATGCTCATTAGCAATACAACGGAAGATTTGTGCAATCTCAAAATCACTCTCAAACAGATACTGACGGTCATTATCAATTTCAAGATAATCGTCAATTACATCTGCAGCAATTTTGAGAGGAATGTCACTATTCAACATACCAAGAGTTGCAAGACGTTCGAGAGCACCGATGACCCAGAGAACTTTGCACTGACCAAGAGAAAAATTAGAAATCATAATCAAAAAGAAATAATGTAAGAGTTTGTAAAGAAGTAACTATTCAACATCAAAAGTTCCTATGCAAATTTCTTCAATTTTTTCACGAGAAACAATAATGCCTTCAAGTCGATTAGAAGATTCTACACTATCAATAAATGCTTTGATTTCCATTTCTTTGAGGACTTCTTCAAGAGTGATAGTGGTGTTAATCATAATCGTAGGAAGAAAAGAATAAAAAAAGGGGTGAGATTAACTCACACCCCGCAGAGTTGCTTGGCAACAGAACCCGATGCTTGACGGTTTAGAGATACACCAGCACCTACGTTTGCACCAGAATAAGCACCAGCACCACTAGCACCATTCATTTTCTTGGCACGACCAAATCGCATCGTGGAGAGTTTGTTCTTCACTGCCTCTGCATCATCATGCACTCGATTCTCTTCAAGTTTCATTTCACGCAGACGTTCTGCAACTTTATCTGCAAATGCCTTGCGGAAGTTCAACTTAAAGGAACGGGATACAGAAGTGCCCAGAGTTTCAGCAAGAACTTTCTCTGCTTTATGTGCAACTTCTGCCTCTTTCTCCATCACCTGAACCAGGTAATCATAATAGAGACGCACTTGGATTTGTTGTGCTTCACTACCGATGATTTGCAAAGACTTAGTATCTCCGTTCTTCAGGTAAGCAGAAGCATCGTAGAACTTAGCAATCGCATTAGCAAGAGTGGTGAGAGCAACATTCAACCTCTTGAAAGAGACAAAAGACTCATCAAGAACTTGAGTTTCTGTTGCTTCATCAACGGTGATTCCATACTGTTTGCACAGTTTATCAATCATCCGTGCAGCAGCAGATGCTTCACCCTCAAAGTCAGTTCCATTCTGCAGTTTGAGAATCGACTGGATTTTAGCAATAACTTGCTGACGGTCCATAATAAGAATAATGAATGAGACTTGAGTGGGACTTGCTCCTCCCACCCTTTAAGAATACCACATTTGAGACCCCGTGCTCATTTAGTGTGCCACAAGAACAAGTGGCACATCTCAACACTGGACTCACCAACATTCAGTCAACATCAAAAATCTCAAAGATTTCACGTTGAGTTTGAGTAAACAAGGTATCCTCTGGGGGATAATTATGAACTTCTTTTTGCAACTCTTTATACACATCAAGCATGTCACGAAGAGCATTAAGTTGCTTTTCGTTCAGTAGTTCTTCAACCATCAGGACTTTATCAAGCATAGTTTTCATTTAGTAGAAATAATGTCTGCGACAGTGTAAAGTGTGTTTGCTGTGAGATTCCTCACACCTGGAGAACAAATAAAAGCAATAATGAAACAAAAGAGAATCAATCGCATTTTATTTGGTTTCTTGAATGTAAGTGTTTTTGCCATTCACACAGGAGTGTATTGCATCCATTCTGCGACTCGCACCCAAGCATTATGCGATGCAGTCTCATCTGCATCATAGATAAATGCCCGTGCAATGTCTTCCCATTGAATTACACCATCTTCTGCAAGTTGCACAAGATTAGCACCAGAACTACCTGCACATACATAATGGTCTTCAATCCACTGTCGTGCGAAAGTATTAGGAACAAGGGATGCTTCAGTCATTTAGTTTCCTTTGCTTGTAAACTTAAAAGTGATGAGGTTAGATAACAGCATACTTGCCAAGATGTCAGTTGACGTTATCGAGGTGGTCTTATTGCCTCCCTCACCACCCTTTAAGAATACCACATTTTGGGATCCGTGCTCTTTTAGTGTGCCACAAGAACAAGTGGCACATGGCATCAAGAATCAAGCATAATCATCGTAATTATAATCATCATCTTCCATCACTTCCCAATACAAATCACGAGACTCAATATATTTCAGTAGTTCATTTTCATCGGTTGGGAGTGTTTCATCTTCTCCCAACTCAAAAGTAGAACTACACCGTGCAGGTCCATACTCTGGTGGGTCAAAATAACTTCCAGCATAGGTAAGAACTACATCTTCAATAACAGCAGTAACTGTCACATAGTCTTCACTGAGATTGATACTTTCGATTGAGAGAATAGACATTTCCTTTGCTTGTGTTTTGGTATTATAGGGCATCCAGTGCCCCCGTGCTCTTTTACTGTGCCACTAGAACAAGTGGCACATCACCTATCAAACTCCTCTAGGAACTCATCTATCTTTTTAATCTTTGCCGTGTAATCTGCTATCAGGTCGCAGTGAGGATAGTTAATGTACTCTGGTCGTTGCATACAATCAAGCAGATGTTGCTTTACTGCTTTTTGGATGTAGCACTCATGTTCCATTCCTACCATCAGTTATTCCACCCCTCAAAGTATTCAGTAAAAAAGTTAAATGAAAAAGACCAACTATTGGTCTCAAAATCTACACCAAACAGAGAAGAACCAAAGAATGAGAATGAGATATGAAGCCCACCAGACATCCAAACTTGACTACTGGGATTTTCATAATTCACCCACAGGAGTGAATGATTTTTGAAGATACCAAACTGCCAAGTGCGTGAAGTTTCACCACCTTCCCAAACTTTTAGGTTGTACTGATAGGGTTTCATTCTTCCTCTTTTACAGAATCAAAAAAGAACTCATAAGTTGCAGAACCATTTACACTTGGTTTTGCACTCTTGAACCATTCAACAGGACACTGCTCCAACCAAGCATTAAAATCTATGTGTTGACTTGTGAGATTAGGAACAGTCATCACCAAGTTCCCCGTTGAATGTGAATGTTGCGAATTTGCTGATAGATAAACTGCTTCAATTTCTTATCATCAGTCTCATCAAATGCAACATAAAGACGATTGAGATAATCATCTTGTGTGGTGCATTTGACTACTTTTGCTTTGGTTACACCAATCTCTTTGAGAGGAGAACCTGATTTTACCTTCGCACGACCAAAGTTTCCAGAAACAACACCTTGAGTGCGAAGTTTGGGTTTGATTTTAGAAAGGTTAGAAGTCGTCATAATCAAGCAGCAAGAACAAGGTTAGCAACACGTTTCTCAGGAACTACATCCTGCAACCTATCATAAACACGTTGGAATTGTGCCCCCATTTGCATGTAGTAGGCAGCAAGATGTTTATCATCTGCAGCATAGAGTGCATCTTCTTTTTCTTCAAGGGCAGAGATAATGTCTAGAATCTGCCCTGATGTAAATGAAATGGTAGTCATTTGTTGTAGTAGAAATTGCGGACTTCTTCGTTCAGTTTGTTTGCAACATTTTCAAGTTGCTCTGCACGTTGCAACCAATAACCTTTATTATCAACACTCTCATCAGCAAGTTGCTTCATAAAAGCAACAGAGTGAAATGCAGCACAGATAAGGTCAGTCTCCTCAACATAAGTGAAGTTAGGAATGAGAGTGTGCATCGTTTCCTTTGCTTGTGTCCCTGTATTATAGGGCATCTGGGGGGTCTGCGGGACTTTACTGTGCCACCTCTACAAGTGGCACAGTCTCACAGTAGTCTCAAGAAAGATTGCTTATGAACTTTCTTAATAGATGAGTTCCTTTGTCTACCTCAAACTTTTGGTCTAAGAGTACCATTAACTCTAGAACCAAGTCTGCATAGACTTTAGGAACTCTTATGTGTGTTGTGTCTCCTGACTTAGGAAACTTCTTTGTGAAAGGCATTAGTATTCATTTGTCACATATTGATATTATGTAGCAGACAGTTCTCCTTTCACGAAGACGGCATTAACCACATTCTGCAGTTGATTGGCAATCTTATCACCATAGTTGTTGTTTACAGGAACAACAATCTTACCAAAGGACTTCTTGTAGAACTGATAACTACCTGCTGCAATCTTACCTTCTTGAATTGCTTTACGGTCATCACGGTGCATACGCACAACTCGACCAATCGTTTGGCACATTTCAATCCAAGGCAGATTGCGAAGCATAATGCAGTGAGTCAATCCATGAACATTGATACCCTCACTGAGAATAGAGTAATGAAACACGACCATCTTTTGGTCAGGGTCATTTCCATACTCATTCAGCAACTCAAAGAACTTCTCACGGGAGACTTTCTTTTTGTTTACATAAGCACCGTGCTTTGCAGTGATATGAAACACAGCAAATCCCATTGCATCAAGTTCATTGAGTAGGTCACTCTCAGTAAACATATTCCAAATCACTTTGGTGCTAGGAGAAGCAATAAGAACTTTGGGAGTTACATCATCCTCAATCTCATTCAGGATACCAAGAATGTTCTCTGCATCGACAAAGTGTGCATTTTCCTTTGTACGGATAGACTCTGCCTCATAAGAAATCACCTTAGGAGGAATGATACTACCAGCAGCAATCAGTTCTGATGCAGGCACAGAAATAATTTTCTGTCCATACACAGCAGTATTATTCATCGACTGCTGAGAGTTATCAATCTTAGGAGTTGCAGTGAAGAAATAAGCATTATCTGCGTTCTGCGAAGTGTGAGCAATACCAACAAAGTTCGACTTCTTCACACAATGATGTGCCTCATCAAAGTACACAACATTCACATCAATCTGCGATTCATTGATGCGATGAATGGAGTTGTAAGTTGTGAAGATAAAGTGATGAGAACCTGATGCGATTACTTCCTGATTACGTTGGTAAATTGCATAAGGTTTGGTAGTAGAGAAATTGTGAGTTTCTCCACTATGAACTTCGGTATATTGAATATCAAAGTCTTTCAGGTATTCCTCAAACTCTGCACAGAGTTGATTGGTGAGAAGAATACGGGGAGAGACTACAACAACAGTCATAGGTTGTTGAGAAGCAAGGATTCGGTCCTTTGCATCTTGCATCATCACAACCGATTTACCACCACCAGTGGGAATGTAGCAGCAACCTTTACTGTGCTGCTTGATTGCATCAATCGCACGTTGCTGGTAGGGATAAAACTGCATAATAAGAAATTAAAAATTAAGAAACTTCAGGGTATAATCAATCAAACTTCATCTCTCATTTCTGAGAGTTTTTCATACAGAGCATTAACATCTGTACCCACACGTTCACTCACAAACTCCCAGTCATCGTGAAACTCAATTAGAGCAAGGAGAGCATCAATCTCCTCAAAAGTCAGGGAAGTAAGAGTCATTTTTCCTTGTGAACTCCGTTCATCATAGCAGGTTCAGGGCACCTATGCAAAAATAGTGTGCCACCAAAAGAAGTGGCACACTGCTATCATTTATACAAATAAGATGATGCCCAATCTGCTCTCCTATAACATTCCTCACGGGAATTATCATCAAGCAGATTGAATCTTACACCTTTAGCAGGAGATTTCCAAGATGCAGACTTGAATACATCCCCAGTTTCTTTATCAATAAAGCAATGAGAATGACTTTGGTTCTCATCCTTCATCACAACTTTATAGTATTTGCGTAGAGTGTCGATGTAAAATTCATACACACCCTCACCCTCACACAGTTTATCAATCTGCTGCTTGTGATAATTCACAGACCATGTATCACCAGCATCTGCTGCGTAAATAGCATTTCGGTGACTTTCAATCGCATAGGATTGATAATTAGTCCGCAGAACTTCACACAGCAACTGTGCATAATCAAGAACTTTGTTCATTTTACGTTCAGTTTGAGTTTGAGTGCTTGAAGTGCTTGTTTTCTGGATTTAATTTTCCCTTTGGAGATTCCTCTGGGATTTTTATGCTTACCAGAATTGTGAACCCAATTTGGAGTAGTCATTGTCCCAGAGGAATAAGAATTAAAGGTCAGAAAGCAACAGGTTCCAGAGTCGGTTGAGCAGTATTCACATCAGCAACTGCAACATCATAAGCATCAAGTGCTTCCACAATCTCAGTAGCAGTTTCTGCACTATTGAGACTAACAATCAGTTGAGCACCAGCAGGATTGGTGTCAGACAGTTCAGAAGCAAGAGCAAGCAGTTTGGTGGACATAATTAAGAAATCAAGTAAATGTAAAATGGATGTCGTGTGAGTGTGAATCTAAACCAAACCTTTTTAATAAATGCCCCACTGGATTTTATTAAGAGATTTGGACCACGACGATGGAGAACTTTAGGGCAACTACCATTCCCATAAGAACTAGAAACTCAAACCATTCTCAAGGTCAAACTCCTCATCAGGAATCTCAAAATCACTCAGGAGTTCCACATAATCCTCATAATCAACACCAAGATAATTCTCAGCAAATGATTCGTAATCTTCGTGAAGCATCAGTTCTTTCATTGAAACCTCCCTTGACTTGATGAATACATCATAGCACCTGACCCGCAGTTTGGGGGGGTGTGCTGTGCCACTCTTGAAGGTGGCACAGTCTCTTGAGTCTTATTTAGAGTTGTTCTTCGATAATGTCTGCGAGTTCGGTGAAACTATAACCTGAGTCATTCAGGTTAGAAATTTCATCCCGATAAGACCAAGACATTTCATCCTCTTCTTCAAAGTCAAGTTTTACAAGAGGATTGGGAAGAGAAAGACCTGCCCATTCCATTACAGATTGAGGAAGAAACTCACTTTCACCATCGAAATACCAATAATCCATCGGGAGAGGACTTTCCTCATACTCTCCATTAAACTTCCAACCTTGCGTAAAAGGTTCTTGTGCATACAAATCACAAAGAACTCCAAGACAGCAGAAACCGTCATTAGAACGAAGTCTCTCTGATGCTTGGGCATACTCACCAGAACGGAGAGCAGCAATCCACTTTTCTTTGACTTGAGAGTTCATTTTGATAATTGAAATGATTTAATCAGGAATCTGCTTTTGTGCGACCTTTTGAGACAAGTCCTGCCTCATAAAAATACTTCACACGTTCTCGACGAGCAGCAATTAGCATTTCATACTCTTGCTGCTGTTGTTTAGTGAAAGAAAAATCCTGTTTCCTCCAGGTATCACGAAGTTCCCTGAGGTGAGGAAGAACATCAACAGTATCAGTCATTGTTAGTTTCCGTAGTGGTTTGTTGCGAGACCTTTGTATTATAGGGTATTTGGTGCCTCTGCGGGAAGTGTTTGTTCCAGTTTCTCAACTGTCCATCCCTTATAAGAACTTCCAAATTTATACCTTTTATTTGAAAGTTTATTCATATTGGTATAATCCAAGTTGTTCTGCATACAAAAATCTTTTAAATTTTTAATTTTATATACTTTTGATGTTGGACTATAAATTATATACTCTTTTGACCTACTTTCTTTTATTTTACTTCTAGATTCTTTAGTGTGAGTTTTGTTATAAAATGGATTGTTAATTCCCTGATAAGATTGAGATTTTAATTTTCTTTCCTCCGCAGACCATATTTTTCCAGAAACTCCATCTCCACCATTAGTTCTATTTCTTAGAATACCATTTCCCAAATCTTTTCTACCAAGAATAGAAATCATATATTTTTCGTGCTTAAATGCTTCCTCTTCAGTTAAATTTTGTTTGAGAAAAATAATTTTAGTTTTATCTACTGGTGGTCTAATATCACCAATTTTACATTTATAATACATTCTATTTGTTTGACCTTTACCTATGTAATAAGGAGTTCCATCCTCACGCAAATACGCATAGGTATAAAATCTATATGGATTTACCATAGTTCCACTCTTAAACTAACCGCATTAGTATTTATAATACAAAGGAGGAGATTTCTCTCCTCCCACCTTACAGATTGCGGTCAGTTAAGGCATTATTATTTATTTACGATAAGGAGAGTTCCAATAAGAACGGAAAATCCAGTAGAGAAGAACAGGAGTCGCAAATAGGGCAACAGCACCAAAGAAGGTAACAGCATCACCACTAAAAGTGTAAGTGTCGGGGGTCATAAAAATCTCAAGAGCAAATGTAGTATAGCAGGGCACTCAAGGAAACTCAAGTGCCCTTGTGCCAGTTCTCAAAGTGTCCTTACCAACTTGCTTTGTACTCAAACTCCCAAGATTCTTGAGCATTCTTGAGAATCTTTTGAAGTACAGGAATCGTATGCTCCAGATCCCGATAATAATACTCATCAAGTTCAGTGCCACCGAAGAAGAAACCAGATTGAGGAGGCAGCAGTTCTTCTGCTCGACTCTTATCTTTCAGGATGGTTTCACACCTCCACAGAAGATCTACAAGAGCATCTTGAGGCACATAGATGTCTTGACATTCATCTTTACCACCACCACACTTATCCACAAAATACTTGTGAATTTGATTTGCTTTTCGCCAATAGGCAAGTTGCAATTTCACTTCAGCAAATTGCAGATCATCAGAATCCAAGAACTTGGTTCCTTTCATCAATCGTGCAATAGATTTCACTTTCTTGCAATCTTCTTCCTTAGACCAGGCAGAAGAAGCAACAAACTGCTTCGCATAGAGATACATGTCAAGACCCATGAGATGCTCCGTGAATTACTTTGTTATTGTAGGGGAAAATGGGGGGATGTCAGGTGGTCGGTGTGCCAGTTGTCACACCATCACCAGTTTAGGGGCACGTTTGACTTTCACAAATCCAAATCCATCCCAAGAAACACTATAGTCAGGGATGCGGGATTCTTCATCAACAACTTGCCAGGTCTCATGGTCAATCTTTACAACCACATAACCAAGCACTTCACCCACATTCCACATACTCATTCCCCATTTAGTTGCGGCACGTTGAGTGGAGTGATAGGTTGGTTCATTCCAGAACCCGTGCTCATTCTCACCAAAAAGAATAGTCAGGAAACGGGACATCAGGGGTCGTCTCATCAACAAAGGTACTATAACCCATCAGGGCAGGGAGCACAAGGGGTCTTGTGCCAGTTCTCAAGGTGTCCATCCTGAGTTTTATTATGATTGCAACTCTCTCTTAATTTCTTTTTTTAATTCTTCTCTTTCTGCTTGTTTCTGTCTTTTTCTACTTTGTGCTTCTCGATGAGCAGCAACTTTCTCTTTATGTGCCGCCATTTGTTTCAACTGTCTTTGACGAAGTTGTTGTCTTCTCTGGGTGAGTCTATCAATATCTTCGTTGAATTGTTGAAACGTTTTCATCGCACTTTGAGTTTTTAGATATTTATCTATTCAAACTCACCAGTGCGATTGAGTCTTGTTTTAACCATGGGTGGTGTAGGATTATCCATTTTCACTTCTACATTCACAACTGTTTTATCATTCCAATGACGAATTACTCCAGCAACAATAAAACAGTTAGTGATTAGATATGTCGCAAAAATAAAAGTTCTGATAAGAGCAATCTTATCAGACTCTTTATCACATTTACTTGCTTTTTCACCTAAAGATTTTGCCCACCATCTCCAGGCATTTTTCTTCTTCATTTGGTTGATTCTTTTGAAATTGAAATTTGTTTATAATATTCTCTAAAAACCAGCAGTCTTGGAGAATTTCGACTTACTTGTGCTGGAAGTTGTATCACGACATACTGGTCGCACACAAAATCAATCACACCAGACATTCCCTTGTAGATAACTGCTGTTCCTTCTGCGAAAATCATAAACTCAACAATCGTATTCTTTTGGATACGTTAGGTATTTAATCTGTTCCTGAAGTTGTAGAATTTCTTTTTGTTGCTCTGTAATTTTACTTTGCAGTTCTGTGATTCGTTCTTGATACTGTTGCTTCAGGTCAAAAGCAAGACGATTCATTTCAGGATTGCTCATCAGGTCGTAAATGCCTCAAGAACGGAGGATTGAACATCTTCAGCAAGTGCATAAGTCCTTGCATTAACTACTTTTTCCCGTAGATTTACATAAAAATCTTCATTAAGACCTTCATCATATTCTTTAATTAAATCAAAACACTCATCATCATCTTTTGCAATCACATTCCAAATTCCCCCATATTCTGAACGGGGAAAGTTGCAAAAGTGATCTACGATATACAAGAATTTTTGTGACATTAACCTCATTTGTTTAACAGATACATCATAAGAACTTTTCTTCCAAAAGTCAAGTGTGCAGTTCTCAAACTGTCCACAGTTTATTTGCAACTATCTTTTCAAGTGTAACCTTTTTAATTCCAAACATATCTGCTATTTCCTGGTTTTTATATTTCTTACTTGAGTGCAATCTTCTTATTTCACTAACTTTGTTCCAATCAAGAATTGCTCTACCATTTCTTTCTCCAGGCAATCTTTTTCTACTGGTATCTTTTCGTATTCTTCTTTCATTTTCATATTTTTCAATTTCATAATCAGTTCTTGGAATAAGTTTATACCCTTTATGCTGAACTCTCTTACCATAAAGTGTTTCGTGAATATGTGCAATATTTAAGTCATTATCTCTACAATATTGAGAAAGATTTTTAATTTCCTCTCTGTTCCCATTAGGTTTTTCTACAAGGTATTCTTTTATGCAATATTCTCTTCCCTGATTTCCACCAGTAGTTGTATTATATCCATTATTAAATGTATCGTATTTTTCTATCCAATAAACCTCTCTATCATTTAAGATTGAAATATCACATTCTTCAACTATTCCCCAAATAAATCCATTTCTACCATATTTTTTGATTGCATTTGCAAACTTATGATTATAATTTACACAGTCTGCAAAATGCTCTGTTATTCTATAATTCAAATATTTTTTAACTGTTTGTCCAATGTATTTCTTCCCTGTAAAAATACAGTGAGCACAATAAATCTTGCCTTGATTAGACATAACTGCTCTTAAGTTAACCGCAGTAGTATTTATACAAGAAAAGGAGCATTTCTGCTCCTCTCCTACCTTACAGATTGCGGTCAACTAAGGCATTAGTATTTAGTAGTCAGTTTTAAGTCAATAGCAAGTTGCATTAGCAGCACCAGCACCAAGAACTGCACCTAGAGGAATTGCCCAACTCCAAGAACTCTTTTTAGAGACTGCTGCACCAATTCCACCACCAAGCAATCCACCAAGAGTTGTTCTTGCAGGAGAACAATAACCCCTACCGTATCCAGGTTGTGCTACAGGTGCTTGATAAACTGCACCACCATTCGGTCGATAGTAAGTTCCAGTTCCACACTGAACATTATACCGTTGAGTGTTCACATTTCCTTGAACATAATTCCCATAAGCATCATAATATCCAGGAGAATAGTTCTCCTGATAGTTAGTGCAAACTGAATAAACATTTGTTTGCTGTGCTTTGACTGGAAGTGATGCAGTAAGCAAGGAGAATGTAATTCCCCACAGTAATTGTTTCATTGTTCGATAAAACTTACAGAATATCTATGAACTCACTTAAATGTTGCGTTCACACCAACGACCTTTGCTTTAGGATTGCGGGCAAGTGCAGTCTCACGGGCATCTTTAGGGTTGTTAGCATAAACTTCTTCCTTGAAGACTTTACCACCAACGTACAGGTCAACGATGAATTTCATTTGGTTCTTGACTTTACTTTGTTAATATAGCACAAAAAAAGACCCCGTAGGGGGTCTGGTGGACAGTTCGGGAAGTGTCCTCATCTACCAAGTTGTTTCTTCTCAGCAGGAGTTAAAACACCTCTTTGTGCTCCTCTTGCTACTTGTAATGCTTGTTGTTGAGCATTTTGTGGTTTGTGACCATATCCATGAAGACCAGGAGATGATGAAGTTGTCTTACGGAAATCACCTCTCTGTGTTGCGGCAAGTCTTTGCCTTGCTTGTGGATTTACTCCTCTTTGACCATAAGTTGGTCTATTTGCAAGTGCAGTTGCTCTATCAGCAGCAGCACCACCACCAGTTTGAGAAGCAATTCTTTGACGAATTTCGGGTTCATTAAGACCCCGTTTTGCCATCGCAGTTGCTTCAAGGATACTGAGTGTCCAATCATCACTCATATTCGATGCGATGACTTCTGCACCTTCAAGAGTATTTGTATATCCTTCATCAATAAGATGAGAGAGGATAAAATCATACTCTTCTCTTGTGATTTTTACTGGGGTAATCTTTGCTTTTAGTCTTCTCTTTGCAGATGCAGTATAAAGTCTTTCTGCTTGTTCTCTCTTTTTTACTGCCTTTGCTTTTACTTTAGGGTCTCCACCACTTAGACCAGCAAGAATACCTGACCTTTTACCTGCTTCTTTTGATGCTGCTAATGCAGTATCTGCAGAAATCTCATCTAACTGCTCAGGAGAATACATCTCTAAGTATGCCTCTTGAAGATTGAGAATGTCTTTTGCTTCCATTTTACAAATACTTTTTTAGGTATTTATAAAAATAGACTTACTTATTCCTAAGTTCCTCCTCTTCCCTTGGTCTCATCACCTTAAAATAATAAGTTAAGATAGATGAGACCACGGCAACAATAGCAGCATAGATTGCGATTGCAAGTGATAAACTCATTTGATTTGATTACTGGGTGGATGTTTAATGTTCTCTATTGCTTGACGACGATAGTATTCTTTATACATCGCATCATCACGTTGAACTAGAAAGACATTCCATCCAATCACAGCAGAGAAAGCAATCAGTCCAGCAGCAAGATACTTTGGTTTCATAACTCAAACGTGAAGAGGGGCAGATGGAATTTCGATTGGTTCGGGTGCAACCATATCCTCAAACTGGTGCATATCATAAGCATACCAGTTGCCGTTACGGAAGATATAAGAATACTCTTCATTATCAGCAAAGAACTCATCCATATCTTTATCAAGTCGAGGAGGGCAATCATCACCACGACCAGAGTAATACTCTGCACCGTACTCCTCAACTTCTTTAGCACCTTCTTTAGTCCATCGCATATTTGTCCAGCAGCAAGACATATCACCACCGTCAATCAACTCTGCGACTTTCTCTTTGGTGTTGTAGTGAGTATTCAGGATGCGACCCAACCATTCGGGATAACCATCATAATGATGATATGCAGAAAGAATAGAACCATCAGCAAGTTCAAGACCAATTCGGGAACGGGTAGACATCAGTGGTTTTCTTGATTACCTAGTTATCATAGAGCATCAGGTCTCGGTTTGGGAGACCTGTGTGCCAGTTCTTCAACCGTCCAGGGGGAGTTTTGCTACACTTTTACCTTTCTTGTGATTGTCAATAAACTTTCTAGCAGCATCTTCAGTTTTACAAACTTTAAGTTGCTGACCTTTATAAACAATCATCAATTCTTCACCAAAAGGAATGGCAGCGTATTCCATTCCTTTCCCAACCACAAATCCTTCCATATTATTCTCCAAACAAGTTATAAAGATTATTTGTATCGTAGTTTGTAATTAGAAGTTCTTTCTTTACATTATCTTTTGTTCCTTTTTCTCCACGATGAACCATAGAATATCGAAGTTCCCACTCTCTTTGATGGTAATTCTTATATCTCTCTACAATCCAATCGTTGATATTATAGGTAATCATAACCCGATGAGGACACTTATCTACATCATCTGCAAATCGTTGATGAGAGAATGAAGAATGCAGTTGTCTTCCAGTTCCATACAAGAAATCTTTAATATCGTATGGTGGGTCTAGGAATACAAATGCATTATCACCATCAGCATTCATTACCTCTGCATAGTCAAGATTAGTAATCTTCCAGTTGCGAATGATATGAGAATACTGTGGGAGTTTATCAATACCAACCAGAGAAAAATTAGAACGTGATGCCTGTACTGAGAATGTTGAATTCTCTGTAAGACCAGAATAAGAACACTTATTCATTACAAAGAATGCAACTGCTTTCTCTATTGGTTCTAAATCACCAATAGTTTGAGCATAATCATTAAACAGTTCTTTATGAGCATCATCGTCTCCAAGAATATCTGTTTTAATCTTCTTTAGTCTTTCTGCAAGTTCAGTTCCATTATCACGAAGTTGAACCCAGAAATTATAAAGATAAAAATACTTGTCGTTAATCCAAACGGGAAGTGTTGGATAGTTTTGGGAAACCATCAAAGCAACACTTCCACCACCAATAAATGGTTCTCTATATTCTTTGAAATCACTAGGAAACCAAGGGGCAAGAGTTTTAAGTGCTTTACTCTTACCTCCCGGATAACGTAATGCTGTTTTCAAAGGGAATTGTTTCATCTATTCTTAATCCAGTTAATCATTGTTTCTCGAAGGAGATCAGACAGTCTATCAGGGGATGCTGGGAAAGTAAAGTTTGCAATATCCAGATCAAGAACTGAAAGTTCATTGATTGGGAATTGGACCATTACTCCATCACCTTTGCTTACATAATACTTTTGTGCCGTTTCACGAGAAGCAATAGCAACCTTATATGAATCACGGTCAATAATCATTACATAATCAAACTTGTCTTCAGTTTTATATCGGTTAAATGCAACTTCGGTCACATCACCCCGATAATTTTTCATTTTTACTTCTTTGCAAGTTCCATCTTTTTTGAAGAATCCTTTGAGGAACTTTGCTTCAATGCGAACACATTCACCAAGAACTTTTAGGAGAAAATCAACTCCGTCTTTGTCAACATATTCAACTTGAGAGTAGCAAGCAATAGCAAGTTCAAATACTTTTGCTCGCAGAAAGTTATCAGAATTGCTCTTAAACCCTTTATCTGAATATGCATCTTTGACTGCACCAAAGATCATATTCCAATCAAATTCAGTTTCGCAAATTTGCTTAAATTGTTCTGTCGTAATCATAAGTTAGGTAATCCTGTAAGTTAGATTGTACGATTTGCCCTTTCGGGCAATAGTTACCTGCAGGGGTCGAACCTGCACGGGTGTCTACCCATCAGATATTAAAATCTGATTTGTCTGCCAGTTTCAACAAGGTAACAATAAAACCATTATAACTCAAAAAGTCATAATGGTCAACTTCTCACACAGCAGTCAGAGTTCCATCTTTACGGGAAGATGCAATAAACTTCCCAAGACTTCCCTTTACATTCACAACTTCATTCACCTTAGTCTCAAACTCACTCACATCATCACACTCAAAGAGATAAAAGTTATCAGGTTTGGAAGTAAAAGAAATTCCAACCTCATTATTATCATTGTCCAGAGAAATCTTGGAGATTGCACTGGAATCAGCAAACTCAAGAAGTTTAGTCATCACATCTCTTTCGATTACTCCGTAATCATAGCACAAAAAAAGACCCCGTGAGGGGTCTGGTGGACAGTTTTGGAACTGGCACATCAAGAGATTTCTCCAAGTGCTCTTTGTTTTCTTAATTTCTTTGGGTCTTTAGTTTTTGTAGAAATACCAGCAAGTTCTGGAAAACTACTGGTTCTATGAGATGGAATGAGAGTTTTATCTCTTCTAGCAGAAGTTCTACCAGGATAGTCAATACTATCTTTTGGACGTAATCTTTCAGTTGCTTTCTTTAGAAGGTTTTTATAAATATCTGGATTTTTATTTGCTTTAATCAATTCAGCAGACTTGCGAATTAATCTTTCAGTTGCAGATGCTTCTAAAATAAACTGCTGAAAGGTTTTCATTACACTTTACCTACCATAAGTCCAGTTTTGTTTGATAATTCACTACTTTTTTTACCAAATACTTTTTTATATAGTTTTGCCCTTTTTGATTCTCCAGTTTTTTTCATCTTCAAATTAGTTGTTTCTCCAGGAAGAACAGCAGCAGGTCTGCCAGTTACTACCTCACCTTTTTTTGCTCCTGCTTTCTTTAATTGATTTGGAGTGTCTTTTACTGCAGCAATATAGTTTCTACCTCTTTCCATTTGTTGGTCAGGGTCGTTTTTAGTGAAATTACTATCACGAGGCAAAATATCCACAGTATGAACTTTTCCTCTTTTATTCGCACCTGCTTTTATTATATTCTTTTTCAAATCTTTCACTTTTCTTACACTATCACTTGAAGATGGTGTTTTTCCTTCTCTTTTATTTTTAGAAATTAAATTTTCCCCTTTTGCTGCTTTTCTTGCAGAAGAATAACTATGAATAACGTGGTCCTGTTTAGTGCTTCCAATATCATCTAAATCATCTTCACTATCATAAGTTGTATAATCTTTAGACTTTGCTCTTAAGTCTTTAGTGGAATACTTACCAGTTCCTTTAAGTCCTGCTTTCTTTGCGATAGAAGCAGTAGTTCTTTCTTGACGGGTCATATCAGCACCACGACCACGGGCAAGAGTTACTTTACCTCTGGTTCTTCTACCACTTCTTTCACCAGTTGAACTTTCTTCAAGTTCATAACATTCTAAAATAAACTCTTTAAAGGTTTTCATTTGATTTTGCCTATTTCGTAATTCTATTAACAGTAATGCCAGTTCTCTTACTGGTTTTAGTATTATGAGTTTTTCCATACATTCTAGACCTAGAATCACTAGTAGGAGTTGATGTTACAATATCTCCAGATTTTGCTCCTGCCTTTTTAAGATTATCAGAAACTCCTTTAGTAACTTCTTTCCTAAAACTTCTTCCTTTCGTCATAGTACTAGAATTATCATCATCATAAGTTCTTTTCTTGTTCACAGCAACATCGTGAACTGGTCTTGATGTTCTATCTCCACCAAGTTGCTTTCTAACTTGTTTTGCTTGGAGTGCTCTTTTACTTGTTGGTTTCTTTCCTTTTGGTCCTAGATTTCCAATCTTTGATGCCGCATAATCAGATTGATTTGCATAGGTTCCCGTTTCCGTATCGTGATGAGATGATGTAGAAGTTTCCGTCCATTTAGTTTTGCGTCCTCCTTTACCAGTTACGGGCCTTGGAGACCTACTAAATCCAGCTTTTGAAAGTGCTGCTCTATTTGATTTATCTTGTCTTTGTTTATTTCTATCAGACCTATTTGAACTGGGACCACGAGAAGATAATCTTCTTCTACCTAATTCAGAACCTGAACTTTCTTCAAGTTCATAACATTCTAAAACAAACTCTTGAAACGTTTTCATTTTTTCTCCTTGGGGGTACGAATCATTGTATCTGCACCAGCAATTTTATCCGAAGGTGTGCGGTCTCGATAACCTAGATTTCTATACATCCTATCTAATTTTTCTTTATATCCTGGTTTTGCAACTGGGGTCAAAGAAACATTTTTACCAATCTTATCTGCATATTTATGAAGTCCTTTAAATGTTCTTTTTGCAATTCCTTTGCCTCTTTGATTCTCTGGAACTTCAATGTTATCTACACGAATATCACCAGAACTTGTAGTATGAACAACATACTTCATTCCTGGTGTTCTTCCTTTTGTTTTTCTTTGAATCGTTTCTAGAGCATCAGGTTTTGGTGCCTTTGCTTCTTCTAGAAACTTTCTAAAAGTTTTCATCTTTATACTTTTTAGTTATTTATTTCTTTGCTTCTTTTTCTTTTCTTAGTTTTGCTTTATGTGCTGCCGCAAGTAATCCTTTGTGTCCAACGTGTGCAATATCTTTAGTCTTTCCTTCAAGTTCATGTGCTCCACCTGCTCTATGGGCAATTCCTCTTCTTCTTCTACTTTCTGGAGTTCTTTCTGTAGTTGCTCCCATTACATTTTTATGATGATGCCCGTGATATATTCCACTTGCAGCATCTCTTTTCTTTCTTGCTTCCCACTCAGCATCACTCATAGATGCTTTAATCTTTGCAGAGTAATGTGTTGGAGTGATGTGATGTGCTTCTAATCCTGCTCTTTGTAATTTTTTCTTTTTTACATCTGCTGCCTTTCTTTCTTCTGGAGAACTTAAACTTGCAATTCTCTCTGCTCTTGATTTTCTTTCTTGAGCACCACCTGATTTTGGTTTTAATCTCCACTTTGGTTTTTCAGTACTACCAGCATTATTTGCATACATTCCTTTAGGAATTCCACCGTGATGTTTTTCTAATTCTGCACGACTTGAAAATGATGGTTTTTTTGCTTCAATTAAAGATGCTTCTTCTACAAATTCTCTAAAAGTCTTATTTCTTGCAGAATGAGAAACTCTTTGTAAATCTAAATCCTTTCTTTTTTTACGAGGGTCCATCAATCTCTGCATATTTGCAACTCCAGGTGCTTCTACTTTACCTGATGAAACTAGTGATTGTGGTGATTGTGCTGCATTTGCTGCAAATGATAATGCTAGAACAGCATTTGCAGCAGCATCTCTCTTTCTTCCCTCATCTAGCATTTGAATACATTAAACACTCTTTTATTATTTATCAACCACCCTTTTCTTTAAGACTGCGAACAAGATACTCAGTAAACTGTTCCATCTTTTCTGGATGAACTTGAGTAATATCGTAGTTTATAGCTTTCTTAAGAGCAACCATTTCATCCCATTCAGTTTGTGTGAGTTCACTGGTATTCTTCTTGGAATAAGTCATCGTTTTGCTCCCATATATCTTCATATCCTAACAGTATTTAAGAGAGAAGTGCGATTCCTTAATGATGTCTTTAGAGTGTTGTTACAAAACTTAATCATTATCAAAGAAAGAACCAAAGTTACCTTTGCTTCCAGGTTTGCGGTCTTCAAGCATATCCATAATCTCCTCAAACTTCTTGCATTGTTCCATATCAAGAAGGATTTTAGAGAGTTGTTGAATAACCAAAGGTTTTTCCGAAGAAGCAGCATTTCTAATTGCTGCTCGCAGATGACTTTCTGCCTCAAGTAGGTGCTCTAAAGTAGCAGACGATAATGCCATTTTTAACTCCTTATACTTAGATATTATACGATTTTAATTTATTTTTGTCAAACAACTCGCATTTAAGAGTTCTTGTTACTATCCATCCTTTATAGTGCTGCATTTTACCTCTACTTACAGCAGACATATGACTACTATGCAAATTGTGCTCTCTACAAAATTGTTTTAAATTGTTAGATTTAAATATTTGATTTTGTGGAGAAATTATTTCATATGTATATTTACCACCGATTTTAATCTTTGTTTGTTTTATTTTTTCTATATGTTCTTTACTTAATTTTTTTCCTTTATGTAATTCACTCAATTTTTTTCTAGTTTCATCTGAAAGTTTTTTTCCTTTGCGTGCCTGACTAAGTTTTCTTCTAGTTTCTTCTGTTAAACTTCCTTTTTGTAATTTTTGTAAATGTTCCTTGCTTATTTTTTTACCTTTGTTAATTTCACTTAACTTCTTTTTAGTTTCTTCAGAATGAGTTTTACCTGTATTTGCTTTACTTATTTTATCTCTAGTTTTTTGAGATACTATTCTTCCAATACTCGTCTCTCTTCTTTTTCTTCTAGTTTCTTCACTTGCAATACATCCACTACCACCTTCTCCACCATCAGTTCTATTACGAAGAATACCAGTTCCTAAATCTTTTCTACCAAAGAACGCAATCATATATCTTTCGTGCTTGAATGCGTCTTCTTCGGTGAGATTTTGCTTGAGGAATATTATTCTTGATTTATCTTTCGGCGGTTTAAATTCTCTTCTACCTTTATCATAAATTCTATATCCAGAACCTTTACCTATGTAATAAGGAGTTCTGTCTTTACGCAAATATGCATAAGTATAAAATCTATATGGATTTACCATAACTCTACTCTAAATGACGGCATTATTATTTATAATAAAAAGGAGGGACTTTCACCCTCCTCCTGAAGATTGCCGTCATTCAGGTATTGTTATTTATTAACTTTCCTCAGTGTAAAACTACCATCATTATTATCTACCCACTCTACCTTATCACCTTCTTTGAGATTTGCTGCTTCTAGCAAATCATCGGGAAAGTTGACATAACATTCACCAGACAATCCATCAACCTCTACAGGAAGTTGCCACTTGACTACTTTACCTTTTTGTGGAGGAATCCAAAACCCATCACCAGTCATTTCATAACCTTTGTCAACCATTTCTCCATAAGTTAATGCTTCAGTATGATCGTCATTCCAGAAACTACTCCAAGAACCTTTGCAATAAGGTGCTGGGTCATCACTCTCGCAGAAATAAATGCCGTTCTCATTGGGATAATCATATGTCACATCTTCATTCTCTCGAATATAATCATCATATGCTTGAATGTGACCCTTGCCATTACCATTCAAAAGTGCCAGAAGTTCATAACACTTTTCAGTTTCATTCTTGTAAGTGTAATAGTTCTCACTCACTACATCTTTAATCACATCATAAATCTCCTGCGGTGTTGCTTCACTGCAGGAGATTGCATCGTGCATCCATTCATTCAGTTTTTCAAGTGAATATTTTTTGTAATCAAAGTCCATAATCAATCTTTGGGTTTTGGTTTAGAGCAATCGTTACAATAGTAGGAGAACCCCTGACGAAAATACTTTACCACCTGATAGTGGTTTTCGTCAAGAGGTTTCTCCTCACCACACTTATCACACCTCCTCATCTTTTCTCTGTCGTTTTCGTGCTTTTTTGAGGTCTTTAAGTTCGTCTTTAATGTTTTTATAAGCTGTCTCAGCATCAATCTTTCCTCCAAGTTCCAAGGCACAGATGATATCAACTCTAGTTCCAAAGTGTGCTAATGCAGACTCAAAACTATTCAAGTCATCATACATCACAGGTTCTCTTCTTGTTCCGTGAGAATTACACAATCACTCAAAGGATATGCTACACACAGAAGACTAAATCCTTGGTCCATTTGATCGTCATCAAGGAAAGTTTGCTCGCTGTTATCAACCTCACCCTCAATCACTTTACCAGCACAAGCACTACAAGCACCTGCACGGCAAGAATAAGGAAGGTCTACACCAGCATCTTGTGCTGCTTCAAGAATATACTGATCTTCTTCACACTGAATAACATCTTCAGTACCATCAACAGAACGGAGAGTAATAGAATAAGCCATAATCGTCAATTAAAGTTTTCGTAATGTTTTGGAATATTTAGAACAATATCAATTCGTGCATCTACTGCATTAACAGAGTTTCCTAACTCATAAAGACAGTTTGTAGTTTCTACATTTTCTTCTTCTAGTTTCACAATACGATGTTCTAGTTCAGAAATCTTTGCATAAAGGTCAATCTCTTCTACGATTGGTTTCTTGGATGGTCCAAAGAACCAACGAATAAAGTTTTTCATACTAAACCTATCTCTCTCAAATATCGTTGGTATCTCATAAAAGATTGAACCCGAATAGGAACACCTAAACTTTCACAACATCTACAATAGGAAAGAAATTCGTACCAGGGACTTGTTGGGTCAGTATCACTCATCTTTTGTTTGTTTTAGGTCAGGATGAGGAGCATAGAGAGGACCTTCATAGTTTCCTGCGTGAAAGTTCTTAAGAACTTCAAGAACTTCAGGAGTTTCATTCCACTCCCAGGTATTACCATTCTTATCAACAAAAGTGCGTAATGTCATAGTTTTCCTCCAACTGTGCTATCATATGTTTTTTCTGGTGATTTGTCAAACTCACCTTCTTGTTTTGCTTTCAAATACCAACGTGTTGCTCTTACACATTCCTCTTCTGTGAGAGCAGTTATAATACCTTTCCCATCAGGATAATGAGATTGCCACGTTCCCCAAGATTTTGCTTCAATATAGAACGCATCATCAATTAGTTTCTTTTCCATAATGACTTAATTGCCTCTTGAGTTCTACGTTTAGTGAGTTTAGATGTGAATATAAAAAATGTTTCTGTTCATTACCCTCTAAAAGACGGGCAAGATTATCAATTTGTTGTAGTCCCAACAGCAGTTTTGTCTTCTTGTTCATTTTGATTTGGGTTTAGATTTGCGAGTGCGACTAGAAGTTCCAGGGGTATCCAACTTTTTGGTGCTCCGTTTACTTCCACCTGTACTTCTACCACTGGTCTTTCTAGTTCCCGATTCCACACTGTTCTTGTTTGCTTTACCAGACTTAACGGGTTCTCCATCACGATAATCAATCTTAATAGTTCTCTTATCCAGTTTATACCGATTCAGGTATTTTTGCAAGTGCTCGTCACACTCAAACCAGCAAACTGAAATCTCTTTCTTTTCACCAAACTGCAATCGCACAGGAAACTTTTCATAAGGAAACAAAGAGGTATCAATCATAATGTTTGTGATGTTTTGGGTGATGCTTGACTTGTATGAGTTTGTTGTTCCTTGATATTATAACACGTTTGTCCCTGCTTGCGTGAAGAGACCAAGAGAATGTATCTAAGTCACTCTTCCATATAAGAGAAACTGATGTGCCTTGAGTGCAAGCATAACACTTTGTATATTTTAGGAGTAGATTTGCGAGAAACAATCTCATCACAAACCTCCGTATTACTTTATACCTTATGTAGTTGAGGGTCTCCAACTTTTTGTAGTGTATTCATAATCTTGTAACACTCCTCTGCGGAAATGTAACTTTACTTCAGGCCATTCATTATAATCACCTTTCCAATTTGATGAATATACGGTCACATATTTTGTAATCTCACAAAGTTTTACCCTACCTTTCTGTCCTGTCGGTATCCATTCAAAGTTTAGAAACTTTCTATCAGCATCATATCGTGGGTCATCTTCGGGGATAATTTCAAAAGTATTTGTTCCTTTGTAGTCAGGATACCAAAGCACTCCTTTCGGGTCCAACCAATAAGTTGTAAGAGTTCCTCCTATTCCATCCTCAATCTCCTTTGTCTGGAGTTCTACATTCGTAAATTGCTCCCCAAGATTATAAGAGGAAACAAAAAAATCCATCATCCCCATAACACTAATCCTGCAAGTTTTGCTGATGTTGTAGTCTATCTATCATATCATAGATATGCGTCTGCGAATACTCAAATGCCTCAAATCGTTGTGGGTTCTTATCTTTCATTTTTGAGAGCATATTAAGATGGTCCCAGTATGTATTGATTACATACCCATAATGTGCTTCATTCATCAATCATATCTCCCACAAGGTCATTAAGTCTATCGACCATATTCATATCAAAAGGAACTGCCTTTACCTTACCAGTTTCTACATCATCTGCCATTTGCATCAAACTTTCAAGAAACTCTTTTGGATATACATCGTCGTCATTTAATACAAACCAGAATTCAGTATAGCACTGCTCAAATGGAACATCATCTTTTAGAAGAGTATAATGTTTTTGATTGTCCTCAAACCATACCAAGTCCATCCAAGTAATGAAATTATTGCGAATACTTTGCCATCCAGTCATCCAGCAATGTAGAACCCAATAATCCCACCAACTCATTTTAACTTTATTCTTATCAGTTCCTAAAAGTGGTTTGCTAAACATAATGAGGTTTCTCCGTATCAAATTGCCACCATTTGGCATCTTTCATCTTTAGGCACATCAGTATTGTATCGTGTTCTCCATATTCCCGTAGTGTGCCACGATACATATGCCTGCGTTGATAGGCACAGCACCAGACATTATGATAAATCTTTGCTTTTTCGGTGAGTTCCATATTCTATTACAATCTTACGATGTTCGGTGTGTTTATCAGTCACCAGAACTGTATAAAGTTTTCCATTTAGTGCTTCTGCTACTGCTTCAAGAAGTAGATTTACATCAACAGCAATACTATCACCTTCAAATGAATAATCTTCAAGGTCTTTAATAAACTCTTCTACTGTTCGTTTTTCAGTCATTTTAACAATACATTAGATAATGATACTTTGCGTCATTTTGAGGTGTATATCTCACAACCTCACAACCACGATATTTATCCACAACCTTAAATCTTTCGTCTTGTGGTGTTGGTTGCATTTCCAACCAGTTCGCAGCACCATTCATAAGAAATGCAAGAACTCCAAGTCCTACAAAGAAAATAACAAATCCTCTAATCCTCATAATCAAACACCCAGTAGTTCTCTTTCTCTTTGAGTAAGTTTAGCAAGAACTTTTTGTCGTTCTTTTTCTTTTAGTTTTTCTTCAAGTTTTTGAATATCAGCAATAATAAAATCAACTGCCTCATCAATACTATGAATATCTTTAGCAGTATCCATAACATATTCCATTCTTGATACTACCATCTTATAAACTTTATGAGGAAAAAATGGTTGAGTAGAACCTTTATAAAACTCAATATCATACTGAACTCCACCAAAGGCAAGTCCAGAGCAGACATCAGCACAAGTAAATCTTACATAATAGGATTTATTGCCTTCATCAATAGAATAGATTTTATATCCATATTTTTTAAGTTTGATTAAAGCATCAAAAAATTGTGTTAGGTTCATCAAATTTTTTATTCATAAAGTCATTATACGACAAAAGGCACTCGGTTTCAAGTGCCCTTGTACCAGTTTCTCAAGGGGTCTCAAAAATATTCTTTGGTGAGAGAAAACATTTCTTTTACCGCACCATCACCATAATTTGATGCTTGCTTAAAGATTTGCATTACTCGGTGAATAGTATATCCAGGAAAGAAAAATCCAAAAATAGCAACAAAAAGTCCCAAAAAGAGAAGAAGAAACCTTCCACCAATTCCAGCAGACTCTCCATATGCTTGCATAAAGTCTTTATCTGTGAGTTTAGATTCGTTCATCAGGTGTCCTCAGGAATTGTAGATTGCGGGAGTTTCACAGTTTTCAAGTGCCCATTTCATCCAATATTCCAACCACATCAGTCGGGCAAGGTCATAATCATAGTTTCCAAAGTCATCATAACCAGGAGGTCGTTTTGCGTGTTTCTTATATTCTTCAAGAGCATCGGCAACTGTCTGGTAGTGTTCTTGAGTAATCATTACACAACCAGGATGCTGACAAAACAATCCTTCACTTCTATCATAGAACAAATCATACAAACCTACTTTATCACAAAAGTCCGACCACCCACTATAAGAAGGAAGACGAATATTCTTATTTCCTGTGGCATGGTCTCCAGGAAAAACAGGTGCGTTTTCGTTGGAGGTTTTTTCTACATCCCAACCAGCATAAAGATATCCATCTTCCTTACTGAATTGAGGAACTGCATTTCCAATTGCGATGTAATAACCCATAATGTGTTTGTGTTTTCAAGAGTATCATAGCATCCCTGAAGGTCTCAGAGAGTGCTCAGTGTGCCAGTCAGTCGTCTGTCCTTTCCCAAGGCGGAACCTTTTTTAAGATTTCAGCAAGTCGTTCATTATACTGAGGGGGTTCATTTATTCTATCCACAAGTGCGTCAAAGTCCTTTGCAGGTAATACAATCCTCTCTGGTTTTGCTCCCTTACCAAAAAACTTCTCAAACTCCCATTTGTAGTTCATATCTAACCAACCACCATTCAAGGAACTCCAGAATGAACCCCAAATGTGATAATCATCAAACCTGAAACCCTTATGAGAAATCAAACGAAACCACCACCAGAATGCTGTGTATCGTAGTAATCTATTGTTTATGATGAGTTTATGGAAGTTCATTTCTTCGTCCAACAATAAACTTCCATTTGCATATAACCATCATTCAACTCACTCCAAAGTGCATAAGGAAGTTTATAAGAATACTTCTTATCTCTCATCCAATAAGACCACGCCTCCCAAGCATTTGCTATATTTTGAAATCCCCAGATAAAGTGTCTCCACTTATCATTATCATACACCCAATCGTTGTTTGTATCAAATGGGTTCCACCTGAAATGAGGTTCAAAATCACCATCATAACAGTAACGATTATACTGCTTGCGTGTGTAGTTCTTGTATCGTTGAAGAAGGTTCATCATTCTTGGGTTTCATAAGAGTATTATAGCATTAAAAAGGTGCCTTGTGGGCACCCAGTGGACAGTTTGGAAAGTGTCATACATTTTCTTTTTCAAGTATTTCCCACAATCTTTTACCACCAAAATAATATCCAGAACCATTTGTGGTTTTTGTGATTGATGGACCTGCAAAAGATACCGTAATAATATCTCCACCACCGTTTTCTCCAAACACAACTCTCATAGGATAATATTCACCAGCAGTTAATGTTGTTGTTCCACTTAACTCCAGAACTCCGTGCAAACCACCATTATTTACTGTAGCATTTGTTGTTGTGAATCCAACTAAAGCATTAGAACCAATCCACAGATGACTTGCATCGTCTGACGATGTGTAAAATGTATAAGTTCCTGTTGAAGGTGCTAAAAAATATCCCAACCACATCCAACTATAAGAATCAGCACTACTTGTAAAACTATTGATAGATGTTGTTGTATTTGTATCTCCTTGCTGTCTTACTTTAGTAAAATAAGAAACATTATCCGCATAATATCCATTATATCTCTTTCCAAACAATCCAGCATCATATAAAAAATCACCTTGAGATGCAGGCCCAGCAAAAACACCCATCTTACTCTCTGTTTTTAGGTATTTAGATTCCGTAATATCTCATTTGGTTGATCTCAATTCCTCTTCTTAAACTTGATATATCAGTAGGATATATTATAAGTTCAGGTAAATACCCAATCAAAGATTCCCAAGATGGACTACCAAAACCTATTTGATGCGAACGAGATGTTTCTTTGAGACCTGCTCCCGTTACTTGAAACAACGTAGACCCAACAGCAGCATTTGGTTGATTTGCTGAAAGACTTCCACCATTTACAGCATATTGATCGTGAGTCCAATATGTAGAATTACCACTAGAACCAGCAATCAATCCTCTATTATTTGCTGCTCCAACTAATTCTGAGATAACTTGGTTTGTTGTAGATCTTTGAAAAACAGTAAATGTGGTTCCAAATGCTATCGTTGGAGAAGATAATAATTGTGTTCCAGTAAATTTAATAGCAGGTCTATTGTTTTTCTTTTCAATAACTCCAGAACTAACTATTATTGGTTGTGTAGATGTTGTTGTTTGTGTTGCATTTCTAGCATTACCAGATTGATCGTACCAAACACTTACAAATCCATCACCAGAACCACAAAAATTCAAAAGAGAAGTTTCATCAAGTGACCCATTAAGTATTCCAATATCTTGTTCGGTATTATCACTACTGCGTCTAACTTTTATAAGACTTCCTGAATATGCACCAATCTTTCTTAATGAATATGCACAACTTGCTTGTATTGGGATTTTTAATAGAATTGCTAAATCACCACCATAAGTTATTGCCATTAGATACCAAACCTCCCTCTTAATGCGTTGAAGTTTTGTTGGATTTCTGATGCTGTGAGGGCTCTGTTGTATATTTTTATAGAGTAGATACTACCTTGTATCATTCTATAAGTAGTTGATTTATCATCACCAAATGATGTTGTGGTTGAAAAATTTTGAGGTGTAACTGAAAGTGCTTCAAAATCTTTCAAAACTCCATTTACATATAAATTTTGAGTTGAGCCATCCCAACTTAAGACGATTTGAACAATATTTGATGTACTTGCTACTGTTCCTGCATCCATAGTAGCAAGAGCACCATTAAAACATCCAAAATATTGTTGTGTCGGTTTAATTCCTATTGTTAAGTAAGAAGAACCTATTGTATTAGCAACATTATTATTATGAAGAATATATGCATAGTTATCGGTAGCAGTCGCAGATGCTATTGCATTCGTCCATACTTCATAAGTTTGGGGTGATGATGAATTTATTGGTGAAGTAAAAGTTCCTTTATCATCAACACCATCAAAAACTATACTCCCACCATTAGAAGTACTATAAGTCGGTCCATTCGTAAGAGTTCCATTATTCCCACGACCACTCAAATCAGTCCAAGTGGTTCCAGAACCAGGATAACTCTTTCTATTACCAGCATCTAAACATAAGACCAAACCATTAGTAACTATGGATGGTGAGTGTGCTAATGCCACTTATAATAACTATCTAAACATAAGAGTATTTATTCCATACTCTCATCACTATAGTTCACATAAAGATTATCACCACCAATATTCAGATGATAAATCTTGCCGTTGTTGAGATAGATACCCAACCACACAGCACGACCTTGTTCCATCACCTCATAATGAACCATCTTCACATCTTCCAGAATAATCTCATCGGGATTTTTGATAAATCGTGGCATTATACTCATTTTGCCTCCATAGCAGCATTTTGAACAATCTGTGAGAGTTCCATTAGTTCCTGTTTCATTTCAGGTGTGGATGTCTTTGCGACCTCATCATAGAACACAGTAATCGCAGTCGTCAAAAGAATAAGTTGTCGGTAAGTAAGGTTCATTATGCTACTCCATCAGCACTATCTTTGAACTCTTGTACTCTCTCTTGTACTCTTTTAAGATACTCATTACTCTGCTGATACAATCGTGCAATCAAATCCTTAATATCATCAATAGCAATGGCATTATACTCTACATTCATATTTTCACAAATAAGAGCATCAACCATACATTCAAGTGCGAGTGCCTGCATATGTTCTGGTGTGATTGGTGTGCCGTGAGGCATACCAGAACACTCATCATTATAGAAGTGATTGTATCGTGAAAGAACTGTTTCTCTCCTTCTCAATCGTTCAAGTTCTTCTTTCTTCTCTTCGGTGAGTTTTACATTCACCATTTCTTCAATCACATCATCATCAGGAATGCAGTTGTTCATCATCTTGCGAAGTTTCTCTTTGCCGTATTCAGTAAGGGTATGCTTTTGTTTGCGGAGTTCATCAACTTCTTTTTGTGTGAGATTAACCCAAGGCATTTCATCGTTCATTCTGGTTGGTCCCAAAGTCGTTCTCTCAACATTCTAACACACTTGTTCCATTCATAAGAGTTCGTGTCGTGCTCATTCGGCATCCATTCCTCTACTGCTGATACAATCTCATTACTTTGCTCAACAGAGAAACCAAGTTGAAATCTCATCACATTCCATAAGGATGCTGGACGATTATTAAACTTTTCAAGTAGTTTTTCAAGGTCAGACATTCCAATATGCTCTCACATTTTTATAAGGTTCATCAACTACATCATCATACTTTCCCTTCTTCACATCGTTGAACCACACACCTTCAAGAAGACGATGAGTTTCACCATCAGTAATCTGTTTCAGGAGATTACCATCAAGTTTCTCTCTTCTCTTATACCAACTATGACTTTCATCATCAAACTCAAGACGATAATAATTCTCACCATTATAAGAGACAATCTCAAACTTTCCATCAAATAGAAAATTCATTTTTGGTTTTGGTTCTTCTACTCTCTTATACTTCACACCATCAATCGTCACGGTATTCTCATCAAGTCGTTGAAACATTTTTATAGTATAATCCATAGCATCAGAATTTCCATATTTTTTTCGTTCTACAATAATTTCTGGGTTAGTCATTTCAGTTCTCCATAAGAAAGTTGTTTGATTTCTTCTCTATTCAAAGTTTTGACATAACCACGAGGATAATCATTCATACCAGCATCAAAGATAAAAACAGGAATGTCTGCTTTTTTACAAAACTCTTTGAACTTTTCTCCATTCAGTTCAAACTTACCAACATACTCAACATTTGGATACCTATCCCAAGATGCTACAAGTCCTTGTGGATAATAACCCCACTCAAACTCATCAAGTAATTTGATAATATCCTCTACAACTTGAATGTGCTCTGGATTGGTGTAAATGCGTCCGTATCCTTTGTAAGTGAAGGCAGTCATTTCAGTTTCTCAATTTCTTTTTGTGCTAGTTTTCTATATTCAATAGATTTTTTATAATCAAAGTTTTGATATGCCCGTTCTGCTAACTCAAAATAAATCCTTGCCTCTCTTGGAATATGTGTGTTAGTCATCGGTTTGGTTGCTTATGAGAGTATTATAAGGCATCAGGCACCCGTTTTCAAGTGCCTGTGTTCCAGTTTGGGAAGTGTCCTTTATTCTATTCTAACTCTTTTGGAAGTGTCTATACCTCTATTTCTTTGATAATGAGTAAGTGCCCCAGCATTACTTATAAATCCAGTTTCTTTACACATCCATTTCTGTGAGGAAACTTTTTTAGCATTTTCTCTTCTTTGTTCTGTAGTAAGTGCGTGAATACCCAATCCAAGTTCTACTGCTATTTTTCCACCAACATTTCCACCTTTTTTAGCATCAATCTTTCTTTGTTCTTTGGTTCTTCCGTGAACTCCAACTTTCATTTTATATGCTATTTTTCCACCTATAGTTCCACCTTTTTTAGCATCTATTTTTCGTTGTTCTTCATTTCTTCCGTGAACTCCAACTTTCATTTCATAGGTTTTTTGTCCTCCCATTTTACCAGCATCACTTGCAATTTTAAATGAAAAAGCACCAGCACATCCTTCATTTAAACATAAATTATCATTAAGAAATGGTTTTATTATTCTTCGTTCAATATTATTTGCTTCCAACCAACCTTCATCAGTATAAGAAAACACCTGAAGTATTTGTTTCTTTGGAGTATAAAAATCCCACACCCATTTATGAGTTTGTGGAGAACCCCAATATTCCTCATTAAAGTATTTTTCCTTATGAACTCCGTAGTAATAATACGGAACCTCTTCAAAGGTAATTTTATACAAATATATTCTTGGACTTTGGTAAGTCATTTCTATTCTACTGGTACGGCATTATTATTTATAATAGAAAAGGTGCCCATAAGAGCACCTAATCTGTCCGTAGAGTATTGCCGTACCAACAGACATTTCTATTTAGTTTAGATTTAAAAGTTCTCGTTCCTCTGGAGTAAGTTTAGCAATCAATTCTTGTCGTTTTTGTTCTTTGATTTCTTTTTGCTTTTGTTTTTCTAACATTTCATCAAGAATATCCATCATACAATCAAAATAATAAAAATTTCCCTTATTCCAATCACTCTCACCTGTTTGAGTAATAACTACCTTATAAGGTTCAAATTTGCTATCAAACTCAAACATATTGAAGATTTTGATTACATAATCACCATCTTTGTCTTCACGAACATTAACACTCAATCCAAGTTTTTCTACTTTGGTGAAGAGTTTGAGAAGTTCAGTTGTTTTGATAGTCATTTCAGTTGCTCCAGAACACGAATAAAAGTATCAATACAATCTTTGGAAATATAAAAATGTTCCCCTGTTTTAGTTTCTTCAACTCCGTGAGTTGTATATTGAGTAATCTCTACAAGACCTTCACCATCATCAGTAAATTGGTAGAACCAACCATCGTCGTGATGAATACGGATTTCTTGAGTAATAGAGTAAGTCATTTGATAGTCACCGTTTGATTTTTGATTTGGCAAAGACGGGAAAGATTATCACCCGCAGTAGCAACTTGGAAGAAGTTGTAGTTAGTCCCACACTGTTCGTTGAGTGCTTGTTGAGTTGTAATGACTTTCATAACTCCTGTGATGGGAGCAGCAAGAAAAACCAAAACAACACCACCAGTAATCACAGCAATCCAAGCATCCATAAAATCAAAGTTGTTGCGTTTCATTTCAGTTGTCCTCCTGATGATTGAAAACTTTAGCAAATTCTTCTGCTGCCTCAAATGCAAGTTCAG